TACAATATTTGATAATGCAATACACTGTTTGATAGATTGTTGTATTTTTGGTGAAAAATAATGTTCATAAGAGGGATTATCGTTAGGAATATTAAATAGATCATCATCATAGTCTGACCATATTTTTATACCATAACTTTTAATTTTTTCCATAGCTCTTACTATTTCTTCACTTTCCGGTCTTTCAAAAAAAACTATATCAGTATCTGAAAGTTTATCCCACTCAATTATTGTTTCAAATTCTGCTAAAATATTGTTATCTAGCTTATATAATTTTTTTATGGGCTGACTTCTATACCATGAAGAAGCTCCATGTGGAACAAAACTAAAAACTTTGATTTTCATAATTATTTATACCATATTTCATTAAAATTTCTAATCATCAACATCTCTTTCTTTAGAGTCATAAAAAAACTTTTCATATAATACATTAATTTCTGTATTCTTTAAAATCTTAAATGGTTTATTATAATAATAAATATCTATATTTTTAATATAAATATTATTAATATTATTATATTTAATACATTCTTTTAAACTATTAATTATATTTTCTATATTATGAATAATAGGTTTTCGATTACATGTCAATGTATCTTGAATATATTTTTTATTAAATTCATTTTCATTATAAAACATATGAGATTTTATAATATATTGTTTACAACTATTAGGTATTCCTATAAAATTACTATGACTCCATCCACGTTCATTTGGTTTAATTTGAACAAATAAATAATTTAATATTATTTTAACCATAACATTAATATTTATTCCAGAAATATTATAATGTTTACATAATGATTTTAACCATTTTTTTGAGAATTGACATCCATAAGTTAATTGTTCAAATTTATAATTCGTAATTGGAAATTGAGAATTTTTAATTCTCTGATATTTATCATTAGCAATTGCTAATCCTAGAATTTCTTTTAAAATAGTATCACTATATTTTATAACAATACTATATCTTTTTTCTTTAGTGTATGTTTTTTTAAATATTTCTTTTAAAGCTAAATTAATTCCTTTTATCTGTTTATTTAATTCTTTATTTTTTTCTAACTCTAAATGACAAATATTTGATGTAAAAATATCTTTAGCATATTTATAATTTTTTATTTTATTTTTATCATATTTTTTTATTAAATCACGAATCATAGGTAATAGGATTTTCTTTTTGAATCTCTGTTCACCTAAATCATTTATATCTTTACTAGTTCCATCGTGAAACATCATAACTTTTTCATAAATTACATTCTCGTCTGTTTCCCCTCGTCTTATAAAATAGGATATTATTCTTAATTGATTTTCATTACGATTTCCACAACCATATCTATAACGTTCAAGATATTCTAAGTTTATTTTATTATTGTGTGATATTGTATTAGTATCTGGATAATAACGTCCAGATACAAGCGATAATTTTTCATATATGCTATTTTCTTTTGGTATTATTTTTTCAGAAATACAATCTATTAGTTTATTTATAGAAAATAAATTTTTTGGTTTATAATTTTTAATATATTCTATTTGTTCTACGGGAGAGATGAAAGGAATAAATTCATTATTATCAAAATAACCAGTAATATATTCTGATGAACCCGGAAATCTCATACATATGTTTGTAGTACCAATATCAATATGATTATTTTTACATATTTCTCGTAAAGTGTTTTTAATAAATAATAATTTTTCATCATCATAATATTCATCTGTTGGAAAAATTACATGCAAATGATTATTTATTGGGTTTATTTCAAATAGCATCTCCTCTAGATTTAATTTTTGTTTAATATATCTCCAAATTGAAATAGAATCAGTATCATCATCTATATCTAAATATATAGATTTTGCTTTTGGGTATCTATTAATTGCATAAGTATGTAATTTTATAGATCTATTTGGTTTTTCAATATATTTACGATATATATGTTCAAAAAGATTAAATTTTACATATTGTTTTTGATATGGTTGTAAAGTACACCAAGATAATTTTCCTTCACTGTCTATATATCTTGATGCTATTTTTTGATATATCTCTCTCATATCAAAACCACATAAGATTCCATAGTCATACAATTGCTGTATACTATAATCTTTTTTAGCATCATTAACAGATGAATATATTTTATTAACTAACATTTTCAAACAGTAATACTTGTTATCACTTTTTGTAATTCTGGTAAATGAAATTTTATCTGAAGAATGAAATTTAAAATAATTTCAGTATTTTTTTCATCGTCCGGAAAAGCAATAGGATCAAGAAATATAGTTTTTAATTCATTTATTTCCTCAGTAGTTAATTGTTTATTATCTTTTAGCATATCAACTATCCTTTTAGTTGATGGACAAATCATAATCATAGTAAGAAAAGTAGAAGCTCTGGCTGAAAGCTCATTATTTTGTTCTTCGAGCATTTTGATATAATCATTTTTTCGAATATCAATAGTCATTTGAGTATGTTTATTTTTTTTCTTTTTACGTTTCATTTTTTATCCTCTGTAAAATTTATTAAAATTCTCTTGCAATAGTTTACCTACTTTTTCATATGGTCTTGTATCCTTAATATAATTTTCAATATTATCATACCTAAGTAAATCCTCGTACTCTAAAAGATAAGCATGAAATTCATCTAAAGCCGAAGAGATAGTATAACCCTCTTCAATCATCCAGTCGTATAATGGTCTAACTGGGTAATCATGTAATAGTAGAATTTTATATACATTATTGAAATATTCTTCATTAACATAATAAAGTGCATGTGCTAACTCATGTTTTAAAGTACTCTCACCAGAATTATGCGTTGCTATTACATAATATTTCTCAGTAGAATTTGGCAAGGGTAATTGTTTTAATACTTTCTTTTCTTCTTTAGTTATATTTTTAAATTTATCATAAAAAAATGGTTTGAAAGCATAGTCTGGAATATTAAACCCATTCCAATCTGTGTAATATGACCACTGTCCATAAGTTTTAATATACCATTCTTTGTACTGATCTAGTGTAAAAATTTTACCTTGCCAAAAAGGAGATTCATAATACTCTTCAAATCGACAAAAAGTTTTAGCACATTCTTCTTGAGTATCAAAATTAAAATGATAAACATTTTTAATAATTTCTGTAAATTTAAAGGTTTTCATAAATTCCTTACTATATTATAATTATACTTCTATTAGTATATAGAAAAAAATTGTACTAATCAATATACCATCAATATATAGAATTTTTTTAAAAAATTTATAAAAAAATTAAAAAAAAAGTGTAAATTTTTGCTTAATTTTTTATATAATGATTGGTAAAGGCACAAAAAATTAAAAAATAAGTCTGTATAATTAGACAAAACTAACAATTTATTACGTGCCAAAATTAAAATTAAGAGGTATTTGTTTTATGTCAAATGAACAAATGGATAGTTTTGATCCTTTTCAAATGGCGAAAGTTGAAAAGGAAGCAATGAGAGAAGCACGAGAAAATAAAAACAATTATGGGGGTAGAACTTACGAAGAGTATGAATATCTAGGACTTAATCCAGATGAGAAGAAAGTATTTCGGATCGTTAGTAATCCTGTTAAATTGAATGGAGAATCATTAACTGAAAAAGATGCAAGATTGGTTATGACTTCACGTATTTTAACAGATGAAGGAAAGGGATTTTGTAACATTAACTGGCAATGGAAAATTAAAAATGGTAAATTTGTAGCAGATCCTGATTGGTTTTTGACTCGTGTTATGAATACTGTATTTGGTGGTACATGGCAACCACTTACAGAAAAAGATGTTGATGGAATTAAGATTGTTAAATCAGCAGACGGAAAGATTTTTAACTCTCAATCAAAATTTAAATCTACGAATAAATTTGTAGTAAATAATCCGAATACACCATCGTATAAACGTCTTAAAAATAATAAAAGACCTAATGATACTTTTGCTGTTGATGTAATGCCATCACCACATGTTATGCTTCAAGTTATTGATAGACTTGATGATTGGTGTAAAGTAAATAAAACTTATAAAATTCTTGCTACTAAAGCTAATGTTGTAGAATACCCAAATCCAGACGGAACAATTAAAAAAGTTGTTTATAAGGATACTGGAATTTCTTTTTCAATGTATGAGAAAATTCTTGACCACTTCTTGAATTTTAGAAAAGATTGGTATATTGATTGTGTTATTAAAAGGTATAAATCAACATCAGGTTGGACATTTGAAATTCAAGATGCTCAAGATTTTAAAAAACTGTCTCCAGAAATTCAAAAAGTTATTTCTGAAGAACCTCTGACGGAAGAAGAAAAATCTTATAAATTTAATGATCTCTCTAAACTTGACCAAATTTCTACTTATAGTAAAATTAAAAAGAATCTTGAGAAATTGATTCGTCAAGTTGACATTGATTATAATACTAACTTTCTTGCAGAATTAGAACAACTTTGTGAAGCGGAAAAAGCAAAGTTTAAAGAAATGTATGGAAATGAGAATGTTGATAATGAAGTTGAGTCAGAAGTAGAAATTGAAAAAGTTGAGGAAGTTAAACCAACTGTTACTGTAAAAGAAGAGGTAAAAGTTGAAGAAAAGATTGAAGTACCAGTAAGAACATCAAGAGAAGTTCAAGTGCCTGTAGAAACTAATTTGGAAGCAGAACTTATTAAATATTTTCCAAATTGGTCTAAACTTGATGAAACTGATGTGAAAGTTATGTTGACGGATGTAGAAAAAATTGTTCCGGAAAAAGGAATTGTTTACAAATCAGGAGTTGTCACTATTCCTTGTGATAATAAAGATTGTGTATTTCCTGGAACAACAATAAGAGCAGCTTTTCCAGATAAAGTCTATAACTGCCCGTCTTGTGGTAAGAAATTCTAAATAAATATTTTTATCTTTTCAAATTTGAGTATTACATATTTTTGTAATACTCATTTTTTTTTTGTAAATTTTTATTAACTTTTTGATATATTATAAAATATGAAAACATTATTTGAATTTAAAAAAGATTGTAATAAAAATATATGCAATCGACATACGTTTCAAAGTGATAATTGTAAAATGATAAAAAAACAAGAAAGATGTTATCAAATATGGAATAAAACTCAAAAAAAGAAATCAGATAAAATTCAAAAAGATGCTGAAAAACAATTTGAAAAAAAACAAGAAAAAATTAAAAAAGAAATTGATAATAAAAAAGAAAAATATCAAAAATTTCTTAATGGTGAAATTGATTTAGAATTTGAAATTGATGATGCCTATGAAGATTTTAGAAAAAATGTATGGATAAGAGATTGTGGAATATTTGATGGAATTTCTAAAAAGAAAGATTGGAAAAAATATTGTAGAATTTGGAACATATTGACAGAGGAAGAAAAACAGTATTTTGATGAGCATTATAAAGAAACGGCTTGGTTAAATGAAAATTTAGATGTATGTCATATAGAAGAGAGAAGTTCACATCCAGAACTAAAATATATTGTTGATAATGCCTGTATATGCGGAAGATTTTTTCATAGTCGTTTAGATCAATATATACATCCAGTTTATTTGAATCATATCACTAAAGAAGAAAGGAAGGAATGGTTTGAGATGGCAAAGAGAGGTAAGAGAGAATGAGTTTATATGGATATACAATAGATATTGTTGGATTGAAATGTTTTTTAATTATAATAAGTCCATTCATAACTGGAATAATTATTAGAATATTTATAAGTATTATTAGAAAATTATTTCATTCTAATAAATCCAAAAAAATAATAATACTAAGTAATAAATTAGAAAAAGAAATTAAAAAGAGGTAAGAAATAATTTTAATGAGATATGATAATATAACAAAAGAGTTTTTACTTGATTGTTTTTTAAATAAAAAAAATATTCCAGAGATATCTAAAGAAACAAATATTTCCGAGCATAGTTTACGATGTATTTGTGATAAATATAATATAAAAGATTTAATATACTATAAGTGTAAATATTGTAATACAGAATTTAATTTACAATTTAAAAAAATAAAAAATAAAAAAATTATTCATAATGTCTGTATTTCGTGTTCCAACAAATACAGAAAAACATGTAAGGATTTAAGTATAGATGAGCAAAATAAAATAAAAGAGAAAAGAAAAAAAACATATCAAATTAGATATGGTCTCAATGGTCGCCCACGTACTAAAAAGACTACAGAGAGGATTCGACAAACTAAGGAACGTAGATATGGCTCTCCAACATATAATAATATGGAAAAACAAAAACAAACTATGTTAATTAAATATGGAGTAGATCATTCTTCTAAATTAAATACAACATATAAAAGATATTCTAAAATTTCGCAAGAATTTTTTTGGGAAATTTATAATAATTTACCAAATGATTTAAAACAATATACATTTTTTGCTGAACTAAATAGAGAATTTTCTTGTTTTAATAAAGTTATGAATCAAAGATACGAATATGATTTTGTAATTACAAATATTAATTTTTGTATGGAGTTTCAAGGATGTTATTGGCATGCAAATCCTTTAATTTTTGATATTAACGAGGAAGATATTATTCATAATAAAAAGGTAAAAGATATATGGCTTTATGATGAAATAAAAGAAGAATACATTAGAAATGAATATAGATATGACTTTATGGATGTTTGGGATTATGAATATTTAGAAAATAAACAGAAAACTATATCCGATGCTTTATATGCAATTTCTTGGAATTATAGAAAATATATTTTAAAAACAATACATATTTAGGAGAGAATATTATATGTCAATAAAAAAAGTTAATATCGAACAATTAAGAAAACAAATGAATAAAAAATTTGGTGATGAAAAAGTTCAATTGGGTAAAGAATTATCTAAAACAATACCAATTCATTGTAGTACTGGGAGTTATACTCTTGATTTAGTTCTTGGATGTAGAGGAATACCTAAAGGACGTATATTAGGATTACAAGGCCCGGAAAGCGGTGGTAAAACATTAATGTCTTTAATTATGGCAGCAGAAATTCAAAAAAATGATGGTAATGTTGGTTTTATTGATGTTGAGGGTACTTATGTTCAAGGATGGGCAGAAAATTTTGGAGTTACAGAGGATAATCTTCTTTATATGAAACCGTCTTCCGGCGGTGAAGCTTTAGAAATGGTCGTTACTTTAGTTCAAAGCAATATTGATTTAATTATCGTTGATTCCGTCGCAGCACTTATTTCTGAAAGAGAAAAAGAAAAGGAGATTGGACAAGATTCTATGGCAGAACTTGCTAGATTAATGAGTACCGGATTGAAAAAAATTCAAAATGTTCTTCAAACTTCTACCTCTACAATTATTTTTATCTCACAGTTAAGAAATGCAGTAGGTTCCTACGGAAATCCTGAAAAAGCAACAGGAGGTAAAGCCCTTCAATATTATGCAAGTTTATTTCTTGATGTGCGTAAAAGAGAAGTTATAGGAGATAAAGAAAATCCAGAAGGATTTACTACAGCAATTAAGGCTGTAAAAAATAAGATAGGTCATCCGAATAGAAAGATTGAAATTGATTTATATATTGGACCTTCTCATTATGGGATTGATAAAGAGGCTGAAATTTTTAATGTTGCTTGTCAACTTGGAATTATTCAAAAACAATCAAAAGATAAAGAAACTGGAGAATATATACAGGACGAAAAAGGCTCATATTATTCTTATAAAAGCGAACGTTTTTATGGATTGCCAAAAATGATGAAGTATATTGAATCTAATCCTTCCGAAATGGAGCTTATTAAAAAAGAAGTTGAGAGAATTATGGATGAGAAGTATAGACCAGCAGAAGGATCTTTTAATGCTAAAATAATTAAATCTGAAGAAGGAGATGATTATGTCGAAGAAACAGAAGAATAAAGAAGAATTTTTTAATTTTGATTTAGCGAGTATTTTTTCAAAAGAACAAATTGATATATTGATCGAAATGGCAGAATTGAAAGGACAAACTATAGATGAATTTTGTAATAATATTTTGAAAAAATATATAGATAATAATAAAAAAATTGAAGTTGATATGAATAAAATGGGAAAATTTCATATTGGAAAAGAACAATGAAAAGATATCAGTCGCAGTTTATGGAATCTTATATCTCTGAATTATGGCAATCCTTAAAAAATATTGCCAATCTTTTAAAAGATCGTGATATTAATTTTACAATTATTGGAGGTGCTGCTAGAAATCAATACGGTGTTAAAAAAATTACAGAGGATGTTGATATTCTTGTAGCAAAAAAAGATAAAGAAAAGATGTTGAAATTGCCCATAGGGTTTATTAAAGATCTTAGCAAAGGGAGAGGAAAAATTTTTTCTTTTCATAATCCAAAAACAAGAGTTGAAATAATCTATTCTGGAGAGATATCTGGGGATGGTATAAATGGAATAGCATACGAAAATCCAAAACTTATATCAAATGATATAAAAGGTATTCCTTTTCTCACTTTAGAAAAATTAATTGAATATAAATTGAGTTCTGGTATATATGGTAAAAGAATGAAAGATTTTGTAGATATTATAGAATTAATTCAAATAAATAAACTTCCAGAAGATTATGCTAAAAATTTTCGTAAAGATTTATATATTAAATATAAAGAACTTTGGAAATCTTCTAAGGAAGAAAAAACTTTATGAAAATTAATTATTTAAAAATACAAAATTTTAAAAATATCTCTGACATTGAAATAAATAATTTCAGAGATATAAATATTGTAACTGGAAATAATGGAGAAGGAAAGAGTTCTACTCTACAAGCCATAATCTATCTCCTCACTGATTCTTTATCTGACAAAATTGAAGAATTTGTTAAGTGGGGAGAAGATTCTTTTTTATTACATACTTTATTTAATCATGCTGGACAAGAATATGATTATGAAATAATTGGAAGTAAAAAAGGAACAAAAAGAACTTTATATGTGAATGGTAAAGATAATGTTTATTTGAATTCCGATGCTACTAAAAAATTAGCAGAAATTATAAATCCTTTACTCACTTTATACTCTGCTATTTCTGAACAAAGAAATGTTGATAGACTTTTATTTGAAAAGCAAGCAGATCAATTAGAAAAGCTGAAAAAGTTATTTGGTATTGAAAAGCTTAAAGATATTGTTGAAGATATAAAATCTGATATTAAATTAAATGATACAAAACTTATTGAGCTAGAAACAGAAGTTAAAGTATTAGAAAATAGAAAATATCATTTTATCGATGAACCGGATGAAAGTGAAATTGAAAAAATTAAACAGGATAATAAAAACTTAGTCCTACTCGAATTACCAGAGTACGATGATTCAAAATTATCTGAATTACAAAAAGAATGTAATGATTTAGAAAAAAAGGAAATTGTTTTAAGAAATTCTATAAAACAATATGAACAAAATTTTAATATTCTTGGAACTTTGGAAGCTAAAAAACTTATAAAAAATAAGGAAAATGAAAAACTTGTTATAAAAAGACTTCCTCGTGGAGAAGAAATAACAGAAGAATCTTTAAAGAAATTGCAAGACGATTTAAATAGAATCAATGTTGACTTGTTGCAATACAATAAAAAATACTCATTGTGTCTGTCTGGTAAATGTCCAGAATGTGAACAAGAATATCATGCAGATATAACACAAATAGAAAAAAATATTATTCAATTAAAGTCTGATAAGGCAGAAACTACTTTAGTATTAGAAGCGGAAACACAAAGAAGAAAAGAAATTGAACAGATAAAAAAAGATAATGAAAAAATTCAATTTCAAAAAAATCGAATAGAAAAAGAAATACAAGAAATTGATAAAGAAATAGAAAATATAAGCAAAACTATTGCTAAACCAGAAGGAAATTGTAATGAATTAGATGAACAATTAATGAATATAAATATAGAAATTGAACATCAAAAAAGATTAAAAATAATTTATGATCAGACAATAAAAAGAAATGAAACAGCCCTCAAATTAAAACAAGAGAATGAAAATAAAATTTTAGTTATTCAAACTCAAATTGAATCTGCTAAAAAACAAAATGAACTGATACGTCAAGAGATGAATAGTGATAGAAGTAAAATTCAAAAATTACAAGAAAATGTTGATAATTTAAAACTTGAAAACCGCCAACTAGATTCTGTTAAAAAAATTATTGATAAAGAATTTTCAGCATGGATTATTTCAAATGGAATTGATTTTATTAAATCTGAGATGAATAAATTTTTTACTAAGACTTATAACAAAGGACTTATTGTTGATATTATTCAAGATAAAAAAGGCATTGAGTTTTTATATGGTGAAAATAAAGAATCATTGAGAACCATCAATATGGCTTCTGGATTTGAAAAAGCTATTCTTGCTATGAGTTTCAGATATGCTCTATGTGGAATGCAGAATCTTGGTATTATGATTCTTGATGAAATAGACTCTGATGCAAGTGATGAAAATTCGATAAAGCTATTTAAAATGCTTTTAACAAATAAAGAAATTCAATTCTTTATAGTTACTCATAATTTACAAGCAGTTGATATTATGGAACAGGAATATAATGCTAAAGTTTTTGAAATCAATAAAGGAGTGTTGAAATGAGTATTGAAATCAATGATTTTGACCCGATACAAGAAAAACTTATTAGAAAAAGAGAACCAAAATTAAATAAATTATTAAACGATAAAAATATTTGTGCTATTGAAAAAGATATTTCTGGAAGATTTATTATTAAATATAATACCGGTCAGATATTTAAATGTTCTGGTTCTTTACCTAATAGATGTATAAAAATGACATTTTGTAAAGAAATTATAAAAAAACGTAAATTATTTTAATTATTATTATATATTATAAATATAAATACAACAGGAGATTTTAATTATGCAATTTACGAAACAACAACTTTCTTTTCTAAAACTTTATTTGAATGTGTCTGATACAAAATCTTTTCTTGGTGATAAAATAAATATTAAATGTATTAATGATAAGATTTATTTTTCTCTTTATGGAACTGATACTAAAGTCATTACTATGTTTGATAATGTAAATAAAGAAACTTTTGAAAATAGTTATTATGTATCGAAATTGGCAAATATCATCAATGCTTGTAAAGATAATGAGACTATAACTATTGAACAAGACTTGATTAAATTTGGAAAAAATGCAGAATATAAACTTGAATCAATAGAATGTAATATTGAAACGCCGCCAGATAAATACCTTGAAATTCTTAATAATGATTATGAAGCAAAATATAATTTGACTGATATGAGTAGAATTTTTAAAAGTTTTATATCTAATACAAATGAAGATTATAAAATTATTTCATTACAAGATAATCATTTTGTAACATATAATGATACTGTACTTGCAATATCAAAAACAAATAATGATATAAAAGAAACATTGTATTTCTCCCCGGTACTTCTAGCACTTGTAGACTATTTTACCAAAGAAGAAAAACTTAATTTTGATCAAAATTCATTTGAATTGAAAAAGTTGCAAGGTGGAGAATTTTATGGAGTTTCTTATGGTTCGATGAATATTTTTATTGAAATTAAAAATTCAAAACTTCCATATGTATTCGATGAAGAAATTGTAACACGATATAACCATAAAACAAAAATAGCTATTAGAAATGAAGAATTTAAATCAGCATTGAAGCGTATTGATTTTCTTACACGAGATAATATTGAAAATCGTGTTTATCTTGTTATAGATAAAAATACAGTAAAATTGGAATCAAGAGATTCTCAAAAAGGATATGAAATTGTTAATGCATATGTAGATAAAAAATTGATTGGTTTTACAACTATTCTTAATGCATCTTATTTGAATGCAATTGTTTCTTTTTTGAAAAATTTTAATGTGATAGACATTCATATTGAAAATTCAGAAGATCTTTCTGCAGTAAAAATTATTGGAAGAAAAGCAGATACTGATGAAGTAAGTGATTTTTATTTTGTTCATCAAGTATATGAAGATATTTCTTTTAAAGGATAATATTATATGATTCAATTAAGACAACTTGAAGATAAATGTTTTATTCAGGAATTTGAATTAGAAAATAAATATTATCTTGAAACACTATTCAAGAAACTTAAAAATTTTCTAACTCATCTTCCTGTACCATATTCTATTGATTTTGATAAAGAAAAAAATATTTTTATTTTTAGAATTGGAGATAATAAAAAAGTTTTTGAAATAAATCAGAATATTTATTATACTGATTTTATTACCATGATAAAAAAATGGGTAATTCAATTCTATCCACAATATTATATTGATGGTGAATATGGAATTATTTTGAAAATATTTTTTAAAACAAATGAATTTTTATTTTTCAATAACGGAACTAAAGAAATTCGATACGCAGGTAAAAGAAATTTTCTATTATCTTTATCGGACTTTCTTAAAAAAATAAGACATATTGAAGATAAGACAGAATTAAAAACTTTTATATTAGAAAACAGCACCTTAATTGAAACAATCGACTCTAAAACACAAGAGGTTTATATTGGATATGGTTGTCAAATGATGAAGAACTTTTTTATCATTAACTTTGAAGAATTAAAAAATTATCCTGTTAAAAAAATTGGTGAGGATTATAAGATTGGAAAATATAATATTCGTTTCTGTGATAAATTGTCTGAAATAGAATGTATAGAGTATTTTTTGAATAGAAAAAACAATTAAGGAGAACCTTGTGTTCTTTATAGATTATAATGACACAACAGAAAAATTTAATTTATTTTTTCAAGATATATCAAAAGAGAATTTTGAATACCATGTAAATTTGCTTAAATCTTGGTATATGAAGTGGAATATATCAGGCAAAGTTTGGGAATATGAACTAACTGAAGCAGATGAATATCAAATATGGTTTAATAAATATAATATCGAAACTACTTATAGCCAAAAAGCAATAGATAAAGTTAATGAAATAAAACAATCTTATCACCAGTCAGAATTAATTATAAATAGAAAGTTAAAATTAGATGAATCCATTTTAACTTCCTCAACAAATCTTTTCACTTTTCAAAAAGAAGACATTCAATATTGTTTATATAGAAATAGAGTGTGGAACTGTAATCCTCCTGGACTTGGAAAAAGTGGTGAAACAATTATTTATTTTTCTACACTATATAATCTAGGCGTAATTGATAAAATTTTAATTATACCTCCCCCCGGGTTATCTTATCAATGGAAATATGAGATATTAAAATTTGTGAATCTTTTTAAAGAAGATAATATTTGCATTATAACTAATGAAAATAAATTTGATGTTTTTAAAAATAATTTTGATAAAAAAATTATGATCTTATCAAATCATATTCTCTCTGATGCTATCATTTATTATAAAAAAGATAAAAGTAAATCGAGAAGTAAAAAATGGGTTCGTTGGAATAAGTTTGTTGATATAAAGGAAGATTGGAATGCAAAGAATTTATTTTTAGTAGCAGATGAGAGTCATGCCTTTAAAAAAACTCAGTCTATTAAAACAAAAGCATTGAAATCACACATCAATGCTTTCTCATATAGATGTTTTTGCACTGCAACCCCATTTATAAATAAATTTGAAGATATTTATTCAAATGCAACTTTATTAGATAGAAGTAGTATTCCTATGTCTGAAAATGCTTTTCGTTTGTGGATATCTGATGAAGTTATCATACAAAAAGATAAAAAAAATAAATATATTCCAATAGCCTATAATCCAACCAATGTAAAAATTCTTTTAGAGAATTTAAAAAATACTTTTTTTCTTAAACGAAACAAAGAAGATATTTTTGAAATGAAAACAAAGTTATTTGCTGAACCAATTTATTTAAATATGACTCTCTTACAAAAAGAATTATATTATGAAATTATTAAAGAAGAATTACAGAAACTTGAACAAGAATATGATAAAATAACGTGGAAACTTGTTCTCAATAAAGCACACATTTTATATTCTGTTATTGATTGCCCTGAAGTTTTAAAACAAAATACATACAATAATGAAAAAATAAATAAAATATTAAATGCATGGTCGAGAGAAAAAGATCCTAAATTACAAATGCTTGATTATAAAATAGAGGATTATATTGAAAATAATGATGAAAAAGTAATTATTTTTTGTCAGCATCCCTTTAATTTAGATTTATTTGCTGAAAGATATAAAAAATATAATCCAATAGTTATACATGGTTCTACGGAAAAAGGGGATAGAGAGTTTTTACGTGAACAAAAAAGAATAAAATTCAATACAGATAAAGAATGTAAATTAGCACTATTAAGTTTTATGACATCAAGTGCTGGTGGTAATTGGAATGAACAATGCCACAGAATTATCTATTATTCTATTCATAATGATGCTACAAATGATGAACAAGGATTATACCGTACACATAGAATTAATAGCACTACTGATTCTTTTCTGGAAATTTTCACATACCCTGAAACAGTCGATAAGATAAGATATGAACGGTCAATGAATAGAATGGATTTGAATGATAAACTTGGAAAAGAAATATCAGATGAAGAATTGAAAAATTTATTAAGAGGAATAATATGAACATTTTTAGCATACTTGGAATTATCAGTAGTTTATCTGGATATTATTTTGTAAATAACAAAAAAATAACTGGTTATTATATCTGGCAAATAGGAAATATATTTTGGCTTATACATTATTATCGAACTAGAGATATAGCTTCAATAATAGTTTTTGTATGTTATGTATTGATTACTTTTCATGGTATTTGGAAATGGAAAAAGGATGGTCTGAAATGATTTTAGAAAATTTAAAAAACAAAAAAATTTGGATGGCTAGCCATAATGACCTCGATGGAATAATGAGTATTGTAGTTGGAAAATATTATCTTGAATCACTGTGTAACTATTCTTATCAAGTGTTTTCTGATAAGGATTTTAATGATTTAGATTGGGAACCAATTGAAGAAGCAGATATAGTTATTTTTACTGATTTAGCTCCAACAGAAGAACTATGTTTACGATTACAAGAATTAAAAAAAGAAGTTATGATATTTGACCATCATGCAACAAGTAATAAATATTTACAAGACTTTAAAGGACAATATCATTTTGATTTGACGAGATGTGGAACTAAGATATTTTATGATTGTCTTTCAGAAGGATTAAGAAAAAATAGAGTACTTGATAGAATGGTAGAATTGACAAATATATATGATTTGTGGCAAGATGAGTCGCTACTATGGCAGGAAGCTAAAGATTTTAGCACTTCTCTCTACGCACACATCGATTGGAAACGTGTACTATATAGCGCTTTTCCTCCGACTGAAACAGAAAAGCATGAAAAATTTATTGGTGTTTCCTTAACAAAAATAGATAAAGCAAAAGAATTTTTCTTTACTAATTTTGAACTTCAAAAAATTCAAGAGGCAAAAGAAAAAGAAAAAGTTCACTATGAAGAATGTAAACAGAAAATTCAATTCAGAACTGATGATCAAGGAAATACATATGCATTTATTTCTGCAAGTGCAAAAGTAAGTAATATAGCTAATCGTTTTCTTAAAGAATATAAAGATAAAATAGATTATATAGTAGTTTGGAATACATTTGAAAAAAATAGTCGACATATAAGCATTCGTTCTAATAATGGATTCGATACAACTCAAATATCCGAGATTTGGGGCGGAGGTGGTCATAAAGCAGCATCTGCATTTAATTTTCAAAATGAAGACGAGTTTAATGATTTTTTGTTAGGAAAAATTCATTTGTTGTAAATTATTTTCTTCTTTCCTATATATTATACATAGGAGCTTTTCATGAAATATAAATATATACTTATTGATGCTACAAATTTGTTATGGCGTAGTTTATACTCGAACGTTAAAGAAATTCTTATAAATAAAGAAGTTATTTATACTGGTGGAATTGAGCAATTTATTAAACGACTCAATCAATTACTATTTGAATTTTCTTATACAGATTCTTCCATTACTTATCTTTTATTTGACAATCCTAAATCTGAATTAAATTTCAGGCAGATGATTGATGAAGAATATAAACACGCTCGTCTTGCTAAAAAACCAGAAAAACAAATTTATAATACAATGAATTTGTTAATGGAAATTCTCAAAAACTATTCAGATAATTTTCGTATTGCAAATATGGAAAAATTAGAAGCTGATGATTTAACTAAACCCATCATCGAATCATTAACACTAGATGATTTTAATAAAGCTTTGGTTATATCAGCAGACATGGATTGGTCAAGAAACATTGATAAAAACATTCATTGGTATAATTATGTAGATATTATTGATGAAATTAAATTCAAAGAACACTATGGATTTAGTCCTATAGGAAACAAAGTAAAAATGTATAAAGCTTTACATGGAGATACTTCAGATAGTATTCCAAATGCAGTACCATATTTGGATAAAAATATCATGCTTCATATTATAGAAAATTTTGATGATCCGACTATTTTGTTTAAAAATTTATGGAAACAAGAGTATTCTAAACACTGGAAAACAAAATTATTTGAAGCTGAAAGACAAATATTAACCAATTTTCAATTAGCTGATTTTGTTGACATTGAATGTAATATACAAGAGATTGTAAGGAAATGTACTAGGAATATTAAAGCCTTGAGGTTTTATTATAAGAATTTAAAAATTCCTTTTGAAAGCTTTATGGCAACAAAAGAAGAAACTAAAAAATCATTTTTAGGAATGAAAAAGGGGTACAGATAATGTTTAAAATTATTTTTTATGTTATTGCACGTATTAAAATTGTGTACAGACATAGACATAAATATTTATGCCGTAAATGGAAACGATGTGTGGTTTTATCATGGAATCAAGAATACGTTTTATGTGATAATAAAAAATGTACATTAACTTCTTTCAATGGATTAACAAGAGCATATAAAAAAACTTTAGAGAAGGATACAAATGACTGAGAATAAGCCATTACAAGTTAAAGACCATTTTATAGAAAACTCTCAAAAGTTTATAGCATATCTGTGGAAAAAAGATGCTACCGATTGTGTTTTAATTAAACCAGAGTATATTCTTAATTCAAGATTAAGAAAAATTTATATAGCTATTAGTAATCTTGCTGAACAAAATATTCCTATCGAAATAGATATTTTATTAGATGAGTGTAAACGAATTGATAGTACAATTGAATATAAAGAATTAAAATTACTTTATGATTCTTTTGATGATTTTACAAATATTGATGTTGTTGTAAAAAGACTTCATCAAGATTATTTAAAACAGAAAAATTTAAAAACAATAACTGGAGACTTATTTGTAAATCTTGACTCTAATAGTGATCTTGATTTAAATAAAACAAAAAAATTATTAGATGATTTACAATTAACAATACTTGAACTAGAAGGTAATGAAAATGATCTATTGTCTTTTGATAATATTTTTAATACATATAAACAAAAATTATTAGAGAGATGGGAAGGAAAAGAAAAACGTAGTATTGGTATTCCAGAATTGGATAAACATTTGACTTATGCAGGTGAACCGGGTTCTATGATGTCTATCGTTGCTCAATCTGGAGCTGGTAAAACGACAGTATTATTAAATAGTCTTATTCATAATTTACATAGAAATATATGTTGTATTTATTTTTCTCTTGATATGGGAACAACACCAATTTGTGATAGATATATTTGTATTAAAGGTAAAATATCAAATAAAGAATTATTTTCAGAACACGTTACCAGAGAACAAAAAGGAAAAATATTACGATATGCAAATGAATATACGGAACTTAAAAATTATATACATTATCCAGAAGATAAAAGCTTAACTCTCGATAAATTAGATACATTTTTATATAAAGCAAAGCAACGATTTAAACAATTAGGTGTATTACCAGAAGATGAATATATAGTAATTTATATAGATACATTAGATTTAGTAGATGATTTTGCAGGAATGGATCCAGATAAAATGGAAAAGTCTATAAATAAATTACATTTTATATTACGTAAGCATAAAGTATTTGCACTAACTGCTCTTCAATTAGGAGAAAATAAACTTCGTGGTGCTACAATGACTCCAGAAAAAATAGATAATTTACATTTTTCAGTTGAGGATATATTTGGTTCCTCCGCATTTAAAAAAAGAAATAGAGCTGTTATTGTAGCTCAAAGAAATGTAGCCATGAAAAAAGCTTTATTTCCTACACATGCAGATAGAGAAATGTGGGATTTAGAAGAAGATATAATGAAATTATCTATTGTAAAACAAAATGATGGTCCTTCTGGAGTAACAGTCAATTTTATATTTGATGCAGAAACATATAGAATTCGACCAAAAATGAAAGAAGAAGATTTTAATACTAATAATTATATTCAAGGAGAATAACTATGTGGTTATCAATTAAGATTTTGTTTCGTTTAATTCAAGATGTTTATTATGATATTAAATTTGCATTGACTGATTTTTTTGGTCTTTGGTCTTGGGTATATGAAAGAGAAGAAAAGAAATATAAAAAATTAAAAGCATATTATAAAAAACATAATATTAATCCAGATAAAGATGATTAATATTAAATATATTTAACGAGGACAATTTTATGTTAGAGTTATTTGGCAATTCTATATTTTTTGTAATTAGCGTAATAGGAACTTTATTTCTACTGTCTTTAATTCTATGGTTATTGCGAAAAATATTACATTGGATTGTAATACCTACTGGAATAGTTTTAGGAGGTTTATATTTACTTGCAGTATTAATAATTATACTAATAAGTAAATTTAAAATTTGGTTGTAGATTATGAAAAGACATAGTATTTTTGTTATTGTTATATTATTTTTACTCAATTTTTATTTTAATTGCGGGGTAATAACTCATAAAGTAAAACCTTGGCCAGATGGAAAAATTCCATATACTTTTTCTAATAATTTTTCAATAGCTGATAGAATGTTTATAGAGAATTGTATGGATGCATGGGAAAGAGATACAAATATTGATTTTTACTATTATTATGGAAGAGATGAAGATTTTTATGTTTTGAGAATATTAAGAGATGACGATAAAGAGGAACCTTCGAGCGCAGCAACTGTTGGTTATTGTTTTGAACCTATAATTATTTTTGGTGTTTTAGATAGAGCTGTTATTTTACATGAATTAGGACATGTTATTGGTTTATCTCATGAGCATCAGCGTCCGGATCGAGATAAATATATAAAAGTTTTATATAAAAATATAGATATTGATGTATATTTTTGTTTTAAAAAACGCTCAAAAGAAGAATTTTTATATGATTATACAAAATTTCCTTATGATTACAATTCTATAATGCATTATTATGAATACTCTTTTTCTAATAACAATAAAAAAGTTATAATCAGTCCTATTCCAACCGGAAATACTACCATATCTAAAATAGATATATTAAAAGTTAATGAAATATATAAAAAACCTAAAAATAAATAAAATTATACTAATAAATATAGTCTAAATAAAATAATAGGTGTTTCAAAATGGATTTTCAAAAGCTTTCTAAAAAATATAATATCGGTATTGAAATTATAAAAAAAGAATTATTTCCTATAGCACAAGAAGAAGCAGAGGCAATGGGTAAAGGAAATGATACTTCTTATATTTTTCAAATTTTAGAAGAGCTTTGTGAGGGATATCTTGTTGAAAATTCATATGGGTCTAAATATAAAAGCCTATTTGATACAGAAAGTAGATATAAGCCAATCTTTGGTGACTCAATACAATATAAATCTGTTATGGATGATGGAGAATTAGAAGAAGAAATCGAAGGAGTTATGTCTACGGATGGTGTTCAATCTACTGATTTTGATACAAATATGTTGCCAGAATATCCGGTTGGAATGACGGTCGATCAGGTTAATAAGAAAAAGAAAGAATATAATTAAATAAATACTATTAATTAAGCAACTACACCCATTTATGGGGTAGAATATAAAGTAAAAGTGTACTCTATAAAGAGGCACGAAAAGGTAAATATGTCAAAGTACAATGATTCTATGATCTCTCTTCTTGATGCTGTTGATAAGATATTTGATACAGCAGCCAATAGTGTGTCTTCAAACACTTATTATATTTCCACAGGTGAAATAGAAACAACACCAAATTCTATTACAACAACAGGAAATACTTTTACTGATACGTATTATTACCAAAATCACTACTATCCATATTATTGGATTTGGCCATCAGTTCAAATAGATATTCCAAAAATTGATGTTCCGCATTATCCAGTAGCCAATGGTTTTATTAGAGAAGATGGAAGTATTTATTTTCGTTTTGCAGTTACTGGTTACGATAAATCAGAATTGTCAATTAAAGCAGAAGATAACACTCTTGTTATAGAAGGAAAACTGAAAGAAAAAGAAGATACTTCCAAATGGAAAGAATTGTTTCATAATTTGGCAATAAAAGATTTTATTTGGAAACGTAGAATTTCTAATAAGTATGATCTAGAAAAATTGGACGCAAAAGTTGAAAAAGGAATATTAGAAATTACAATTCCTTTGAAAGAAGCTTGCAAACCGATTAAAAAAGAGTTTGAAATAAAATAATATGTCCATCGATGTAATTTATAAAAAATTACATTTCTTATATAGCCAGTGCTTATAAGATTTTATAGGGGGGGCTTGAACTCCCCTATTTTTTCTAAAAATTTTATATTTTGAGTAGATTTATAAATGATAAAAATAAAAATATGTACTCAATATCCTAAAGGTGCGTGTTCCTATTATCGAACAATGGGAACCTTTAGTAAATTATCAAAAATAAGTCAAGAACCAATACTTATAGAGCAACTATTAGATTTTGATTGGCATTCATTATCAGATGCAGACATTGTTGTTTTTGAAAGACCGATAAATGAAAATTTTTTAAAAGCTATGGAGTTTACAAAAAATTTTGGAATAAAAGTTTGGGCAGATATAGATGATGATTTCTTTTCAGTTCCAAAATATAATCCAGCTCATAAAGTTTTTAGTAAAAAAGAAACTACAGAACATATCGAAAAATGTTTGTCCTTAACAGATGTTTTAACCGTGACAACCCCAGCACTAAAAGAAAAATATAAAAAATTCTGCAATCGCATTGAAATTGTTGAAAATGCATTTAATGATTATAATTTTACTTTATTAGAACATCCATCTAAAAACAATATTATAAATTGGAGAGGATCTAAAACACATAGAAATGATATTCTTTCTTGTTTAATTCCTATGATGAAAGTATCTGAAGAAAATAAAGAAACTCTTTTTCATTTTATTGGGAATGATTTGTGGTATATAGAAAATGCTATAAAAAATATAGGAAGATGTGAAGAAAAACTCACAGTTGAATATTTCAATTTTATTAAACAATTGAATCCCAAAATACAAATTTGTCCTTTAGAATTCAATGAGTTTAATATTTCTAAATCGAATATATCGTGGATTGAGGGTATTTATTCTGGTGCTGTTTGTGTTGGACCAGATATGCCAGAATGGAGACTACCGGGAATTGAAACGTATAAAACACCAGATGAGTTTTATGAAAAAGTAACAATGCTTCTCAATGATAACGAAAAAAGAATTAAAAATTTTTATGAATCTTTAAATTATATAAAAGAAAATTTACTATTGAGTATAGTTAATAAAAAGAGATTAGAAATAATTAATAGTTTATGTAAGTAGATCAAGTATCATTGGTATTGTAAGTAAGAAAAGCCGTAATTAAAAACTACGGCTTTTTGTTTGTTTTTGTAAATAATGTTTAATTGTTAATCTATTCCAATTATATTTCCATCAGAGTCTAAATGGAAAACATGAAATTCAATAACATATCCTCCAAAACTATTATTAACTCGATATTTATGCTGGACATGGTACTGTCCTTTTGGTGTTGTGTCTTTAACTACTGGACCCCATGCAATAGACTGATAACTGTCATGATCCTTCAAATTATATTTTAAATATTGTTCTACTTGTCTGACACTTCCATTTAAAGACAGAGTAATACTCATACACATTCTCCTTTTTTAAATTTTAAATTTCTTGAGCACGTTTATAAGCATGCTCCCAGTATTTACTATTTTTATATATTTCATGAAAATGTTCATCCATCTCATTTTGTATTTTATATTGCAGTTCTTTTTCCCAAAAAGTCAAATCTGCTTGATGCCAGTAGCAAACTGAAACACTATCAAAATTTAACATTACATCAAGATCTTCAACTGGTGAAAAATAACAATAACCTTTTCCCTGATAAAATTTAAATCCATACTCTTTAGCCATTCGTTTAATGTCATGTATTGAATAATTTTTCATTTTTTTTTCTCGTTTTACTTTTAATTTATCCACACTTTCCCAATCTGGGTGCTTTTTTAAAAATTCTATGATTGCATCTTCTTTGGAAGTAGCAACTACCCGGTCGATAATTCCACTTGGATATTGCATAATTTTATAAATCATTTTGATTCTCTCTTTTTTTATATCTCTTTTTTATTATAAGCTATACCATTAGATCTTGAAGCAGAAGCAGAAATTAAACCTTTTGTCCCGCCTTGATGATTTACAACAACTCTTTCTCCATCTTTTTCTAAAATAGCATATTTATAAGTATTAGAGTTTATTCTGTTTTCCCCGTAGTTAATTAAAACCCATCCTTGATTTTTTAATTCTGCTACTTTGTTATCTAATCTGCTCATTTTGTTTCTCCTTAGTCCTTAATCTCATCTTACATTTATAATATACACATTACTTTTGGAAAAGTAAAATAATTTTTTAAAAAATTTTAATTTTTTTTCAATCTTCATATACATCAGCAGTATATATATCACGAACTTTTTTATAATCTTCTTGAGTAATTTCAAAATTCCAGATAGGAACAGGAGATTCAATAGTTTCTTCTCCATTTTTACTTGCAGCAAAACTTCCATAATGCATAATACTATTATAATCATAAGGATATTTAGTATAATCATACGACCAATATTCTTTAGGAAAAATATCAAATTGATCTTTCCAACTAGATTTAATATTTTCATAATGAATAGTAATATAATTATCCCTATCTGGACGTTGATGTTCATGAGGAAGTCCAATAGTATGACCAAGTTCATGTTGAACTATATATAAAATTATATTCGACAATTTAATATACGGGTATTCCATGAAACCTACAGTTGAACAATTTTCATTTGACCTTTGAATAATAACCACATTGACATTACATTCTGTTTTTATAAATTTAATATCTGTACTTTTTTCCCAACTTTCCATAGCATATTCAATGATATATTGTTCAGAAGAAGTGAATGAACTACCATAACAATAAGGAATTTCTCCTGCAGGCCACACATCTATTTGTGGAGCACATTTAACAAAGATAAATAATAATAGAAACAAATATTTTTTCATTAATAAATCTCCAATCTAATGTTATTAGTATTTGATGGAACAAAAAGGATAGCTTTACGAATAGAACCATAAGAAATATATGACAAATCGGGAGTAAAAATTTGCTTATTTGGCATAACAATTCCTACAGATTCCTTATCTCTGATAGCATCAGTAATTTCAATACCAGAATTATTGTGTTTATACAATCTCATTTTGATTCTCCTTATATATACAATATAATATAATACCATGGAAAAGTAAACAATTTTTTTTAAAAAAGTGAATTTTTTTTTATTTTTTTATAAATTTATACTAATAAATATGAAGATATACCGATTCTTTTTAATATCCGGGGGGTGTTTCGCCGCTCGTATATCTTTAAATTTTAGGTTTAATCTTCATAAAATAATTAAAATTTTATGAGGTATTTCAAATGGCTATAACAGCAACTCCTATTAAATCAGTTCCGGTTATGTACAAAGTTACTGTACCTTCTGGAACAACTGGTACAGAGGTCATCACAATAAAAAGCAGCCCACTTCCAACTTCTAATTTCTATTATACTTGTCAAGTAAAAGATTCTACTGGTGCTGAAAAAGCATCTATTACTTCTGTATATGACAAAGCAACTGGAGAAATGACAGTAAGTTCTACATTAGCTTATCTTGATGTAGTAACTATTGCAGGGTCATGGACAACGAAATAATTAGAAAGTTAAAACGAGGAAAATAAAATGGCTATAACAGCAACAGTTTTAAGAGGTTTTCCTGTAATGTATACCGGTACGGTGACGAGCATTACGGGAACAGAATTGGTGACTATAAAAAGTGCACCACTTCCAACGAATAGTTTCTATTTCATATATAAAGTAAAAACAGCAGCCGGAGCAAATAGAGCAGGTACATCTGCTGTATATGATAAAACAACTGGTGTGATGACTCTCACAGGCGTTACGGCAACGGATGTAGTAACTATAGAAGGTATGTGGGTAACAGTTTAATTTTGTACTAATATTTAGAGGAGTGAAACATCTCCTCTAAAATTATTATTACTAATAATAAAAGGAAAATATTGTGAACCAAACATACGGAAATCTATATTATCAAACTTTAACTGATTATCCTCCACAAGTTTTATCTATTCTGACAAGATTAAAATTATATCTTGCTGGAAAATTATTTTATGAAAATACATTAGAGGATGCGCAAGCTAAATTTTTAGTTGGCGATATCATAAATGGTGCAAGCGACGCAGGAATTGATGCCGCGATACAATTTTTTCAATTATCTAATGTTGTATTTCCGTTTGCAGTATACGGTTACGATATGACAGAACGATTAGATGAAAAAGTTACTCATTTGCAACGTTCAGGAAAATATTATGATAGTACTTTAGGTAAATATGTTGATAGTAAACCTGTTAAAATGATTGTTCCTTATATTTTCTTTTTTAATAATCCAAAAGATTATTATAATGCTCAAAAAATAATCCATTCTTTTAGTGACAGTTTATCTAAATTAGACGTTCCAATTCTCATAGATGCAGTAACATATTCTTTTTCTATACAAGTTAAATTTACGATGGAAAGAGGAAGTTATAGTTCTGCTTTTCAAGAGCATTTACGAACAGGTGCAATTTTTGATATTGTTCTTAATGCTGAAGTTACTTATAATGATTTGACAACTTCAAGTTTAAATATGTATCCAGTTGATGATATGATTTTATCATTATATAAAATGGACGAAGAAAATGATATTTATAATGTTTTAGAGGGACAAGTTACTGCTCCAGACACACCAGCTTTAACAACAACTATTCCTGCTAATGGAGCAATAGGTGTAGCAAAAAATACTGACATTACAATAAATTTTACTGCCAGTATGGAACCATCGTCAGTAATTGATGCTCTTTCCCTAACACCTTATTTTTCTTATACTGCTGAATGGAATGATACCGGAACACAATTAATTATTACCCCAGTGACAAATTTAGCAAGTCTTACTTTATACAATATAATAATTTTAAAAAGTTGTTTTGGTTTTTATAACAAAGAACACCCAGAAGAAGATTTAGTATTTACTTTTACAACAGGAAGTATTTAATAATGTATGGTATTATATACAAAGCCACCAATAATAAAAATGGAAAAGTATATATTGGGCAAACTATCGATACACTAGTAAAAAGAAAAAACTCACATAAAAATCCAGATAAAAAAAGAAAAAAATCTTATTTTTATAATTCAATAAAAAAATATGGTTGGGAAAATTTTGAATGGGAAATTTTAGAATATTGTGATTCAAAAGATGAATTAGACCAAACAGAAATTTTTTATATTTGGTTTTATTGTTCTTTAAATAAAAAATATGGGTATAATATAAGAGATGGTGGTGCTAGAGGAAAACAAGCAGAATCTTCAAAAAAGAAAAGTAGTAAAAGTCATAAGGGTTTACCAGTTTGGAACAAGGGTAAAAAATTAGAAAATCATTGCTGGTGTAAAGGTAAAACAAAAGAAACTTGTGATATTTTATTTAAAGCAGGAATAAAAATATCTAAAATTAGAAAAGAAAAAAAATTAGGATGTGGGTCTAATAATGGAATGTATGGTAAACATCATACAAAAGAAACAAAATTAAAACTAAAAGAAAAAAAATTTAATAAATCTATAACAATTGAAAAAATTTTAGAATTACAACAACAAGGATTTACACAAATAGAAATAGCAATAGAATTATTTTGTAGTGAAAAAACAATTAGAAATCGATTAAAACAATATAAAAAAGAAGGGAATATAGAAAAAAATATTATTGATAATACTCAAATTTTAAAATTATTAGAAAGTGGATTAAATTATGCACAAATTGCAAAAGAACTTAGTTGTTCTCCTCCTACTATCAGAAATAGACTTAAAAAAATGAAAGAAAACGGTACAATATAATTATGAAAAGATATAAACCATTATTTGAAGCAGAAGATTATAGAGGGGATCACAGGGCTCCGGTCAAAGATGATGCACCTTTATATGATGTAACTTTAAATGGAATTTATCCAGAAGATATTTATTCTTCTCATGGTGTACAATATTATGGAGACGGACAACCTTATGATAATCAAACTATGAATATCATTCATGCATATCATAATAAACCAAATGAAAAAATAAAAATTTATAGAGCTGTTCCAAAAGTTTTATTTTTATCAAATGAAGAACAAATTAAAGAATATGAAGCACAGAAAAAATATATATTGAAAACAGGTAAGATTCCAAGATCAGTTACTAATTGGAGTGATAAATCAGAATATTATGATTTTATAAGTGATGAGATAGATAGATTAAAAAAATTACCATCAAATCAAGAAGAAAAGATTAGAATTAATAGTGGTGATTGGGTAGCCATAACACCACAATATGCCAAAGAACATGGTAAACATTCACTAAATAATAAATTTAGAATTTTATCAAAAGTTGTATCTGATAAAGATATTTTTACTGATGGTAATTCCATACATGAGTGGGGATATGTAAAATGACAAGTCCTAAAGATGAATTAGCTGCTGCTATTGCAGGACCACTACGAACACTTCAAGATGCTAAACTTGAATTATTAGGAACAAGTACACAATTACTTCGTATAAGTCGTGCTCCAGCAGACGATTTTGGTTTTAAAACTGCTTCTTACAGTTCACAAACCATTGATGATTGTATCATTCAATATCCAATGCAAAAAATTTGGTTAGCACAAAATAGAACTGGAACGGGAAATAGTACAGTAACAAACGTAAAAGCTATAAACTTATCTGAAATTTTACCAGTGACTCTTTATATAAAATTTAATGGTAATATTAATAATGCACCAGTAGCTTTAACAGAAGGGGATATTGTTGTTGATGTTATACGAGATGATAAATACAATAAGGTAGCAATACGAATGGAAGTTGAGAAAATTATGGGGAGCTTCTTCGGGAAACAATTTATTGGCCGTTACGCAGAACTTAGTCTTTCTAGAAAGGAATATTCGTCTACAATAGAAACACTTATTACTTCTTTTGTTAATTCTTTTCCATAAAAATAAAAATATATAAATTTTTTACAAAAATCCTATATATTATTATTAATAGGATAAAATCGCATGTATGGATTAATTTATAAAGTAACAAATATTCAAAATAGAAAAGTTTACATAGGACAAACTACTCGTTCTTTAGAAAAAAGAAAAAAAGAACATATTAAAGATGCAATAAACGAAAAATATGTAATACCTTTTCATAATGCTCTTAGAAAATATGGTGCATATAATTTTAAATGGGAAATTCTTGGATATTGTAAAACAATAGAAGAATTAAATGATTCAGAAGAATCTTGTATTAATTTTTATCAAAGTGTAAATAAAATTTACGGATATAACGTGAAATTTGGTGGAAATAATTATACTTTATCTCAAGAAACAAAAGATAAAATAGGAAAAGCAAATAAAGGTAAATCAACGTGGACTAAAGGCCGAAAATTATCAGAAGAACATAGAAAAAATATTGGGTTAGGGAATTCAAATCCCACAGAAGAAACAAGACAAAAACACCGTAATGCAAATTTAGGAAAACACCATCCCCAAAAAACTAAACAAAAACTTCGTGAAGCAAATTTAGGAAAAAAACAATCCGAAGAAACAATTAAAAAACGTAGTGAATCTTTAAAAAAACAAACTCCAGAAATGAAAGAAAAAAGAAGACGAAGCCTAACTGGAAAAAAACGTACTAATGAAGTTCGCCAAGCTATAAGTACCAGAATGAGGGGTGTAAAAAAATCTGAAGAACATAAACAACATATGAGAGAAGCAAATATCAAATATTTTATTAGTTCTGAAGATATGCAAAAAATATTAAATAAAATTTTTATTGAAGGAATTACTATAAAAGATGTAGCAAAAGAATATAAAATTTCTTATAGCCCTTTGTATAAAAGGATTCAAGAGGTTATAAAAGATCAATCAGAAAAATATCCTTCTCTTAATAAAAAAACAGAAAAAACAAAAGAAAAAATAAGACAATCTGTTATTAATCACAATCAATTAAAAAAATTAAATCAAGCAATAATTGAATATATTTTTTAAATTTCCATAGTTTCTGTATTTGCATCCTTTGAGATAAACTTATTTACCTTTTCATTTGTAAATAATCTTGGTAATAAATATAATACACAATGTAGTGCGGTTTTATCGAAGTATAATAAAAATTTTGGATTTGTTTCTCGTGGTGGTTTATTAAGGCAAGTTAACGGACCAAATAATGTTCCTTCTTTCTTACATACCCACATGAGATTGAACAGAAATTGAGCTTGAATTCCTCTTCTTATATTCATATTAGTTATTCGTAGATTTTCTTTTTTAATCCTCTCTTTTTCTTCAGGAGTTTTTCCTTCTGATATTTTCTTTTTGCTTTTAACCCATTTATAATTAGAACCGGTTCTCCATCTAAAAGGACTATCGAATCCTAATTCCCATTGATGGAATAAAAATGTCACTGGAAAATAATGGTTTTTTAATGTATCTGTTTTAACATATGAAGTTGGCGAAGATCTTACTTTAAAAACAATTTTCACATCTCTACCAGATTGTTCATAGGATTTAGTATTTGGATTCCATTTTAAATTTTTTTTTATTGTTATTCGACCACCAACCACATCTATTTTTTCTCTTCGTGCTTTGTTATCAACTCTTGAACCATACAATTGATTTGATATATATAATACTTCTCTAATAGTCCAATCTTTATTTGTTAATCTATTGCCCATTAAAATACACCTCTCATATGTTTATTAGTATGTTTATTTTTTTTGTATATTTTTGAAAAAAGTGTAAATTTTATATAAATCAATTATATATTCTCTAATAAGAAATATAAGATTTTTTGATGTAAAATAGTTTTTATACTAATAAATATAAAGATTTAAATGAGGTACTTTTGTGGATATTACCAAAGAAGACTTGATTAAATTGTTACAAGAAGAACAGAAAAAATATGAAAAAGATAATCCAAATGAGATAATTACAAGAAATTTTTTTAGAAGAATTACAGATAATAAATATGAAAATGAAATTGAATTATTATTTAGAACATTTTCAAATTATAAAAAAGAAGCAGGATTAAAAAAGAAAAAAAGTACAAAAGGATCAGATGTTCCTTTTATTCAGAGAAATGAAGATAAAAATAGAAATAAAAGGTATTTTATATCAGCAATTATAGCTGGTGCAGATATAAATATTGATTTTTTAGAAAGTGTTGAATCTTATTGTAAAATAAATAATACCGAATTTTTGTTGATACCTATGAGAGGCGTTAAACGTAAAGATGAGTTTTCAACAGAAATATTAGATAAATATTCTAAATATTTTGTAAGTGATATAAAATTTAATAATAATTTGAGAGCATTGGATTTTTGTTTAAGTCCGGAACAAGTATTACCTTTGACCGGATTATCTCGATTTGGTAAAAAAGAATCTTCTATTATTCTTGCCTCACCAAAACAGATGCTACTTTCAATACCAAAGAAAAAAGAATCTTTACCACATATTATATTAAGTACTGGAACTATTTGTGAACCAGAATATAATTATACAAAAATGGGTAGAATGGCATCACAAGATAATGTCGTTGGTGGATTGATTGTTGAAATTAGAAATAAAGATATCTTTCATATAAGACATATTAGATCGGATAAAGATGGTGGTTTTCAAGATTTAGATTGTTATTATAAAGGAAACACAATTAAAAAAATTCCAGCAGAATGTATTTCTATTGAACCACATTATGGTGTTGAAGATGATACTGCTCTTCAATCTATTAAAGATCTTGTGAAATTAACACAATGTAAACGAGTTTTATTTCATGACATTATGGATTGTAGAAGTGTTAATCCCCATGAGCAAAAAAGTACTTCAATGAAATATTATCGTCCAGAGAATCAGAGAACATTAGAAAATGAATTAAATCATTTAAAAAATAAATTGATTGAATGGAATACTGAATTTCCTAAACTTGAATTAAAAGTAGTAGCATCTAATCACGAACAATTTATAAGAAGATACCTAGAATCAGGTGATTTTATAACTGATACTCATAATGCCTATCTTGGATGTGAACTTTTGCAAGCTATATTAAGACGACAAAATCCAATTGAATATTATATTCATTCAAGAAAAGATAAAAAAGTAAAAAATTTAACTTTCTTTAAAGAGGATGAAAGCTTCTCTATAAATGGTATTGAATTGAATACACACGGTCATTTTGGTTCGAATGGTTCCAGAGGAAGTAATATATCTCTAGAAACTATAAACGGAAAATCTACATCGGGCCATTGTTTTAGTGATGATACGGAAATCTTAACTAAACGTGGGTGGATTTTAGGTTTACAGTTAAAAGAAGACGATGAAGTTGCAACGATGAATAAACAAACTCAAGTAATGGAATGGAATAAAATAAATAAATATTTTGAATATGAAAATTATAAGGAATTATATCATATTCAAAATAAACATTTTGATTTGCTTGTAACAGATGAACATGGTTTACTTTTTAAAGACCATTATAATAATTTGAGAGAAACTTCAGCTAAAAAACTATTTGATACTTCAAAAAAGAGAGGAAAATTTATTATTGCTGTTGATAGAGTTGATGGTATAGAATATAATGAAAAAGAATTACAAATGATTGTTCAAATAGTAACAGATGGCACTTTTGCCAAAAATTCAATTCGTTGGCATTTAAAAAAAGAAAGAAAAATTAATAGACTATGTGAAATATTATCTGCCTTTAATTATGTATTTTCTGTAAAAAAATATTCAGATGGGACCACATGTATTAATCTTTCTGCAAAAGATTCTAAATATTGGATAGAATTATTAAATAATAGAAAAGTTTTGCCCCAATGGATTAGAAAACTAAATAAAGAATGTGCAGAAATAGTATTTAAAGAATATGCAATTACCGATGGCCATCAAGCCTCTCAAAATAGTATTCAGATTGCTTCCTCTAAAGAAGAAGAAATTGATATTCTACAAGAATTGGCGGTATTAAATGGATTTCGGTCATCAAAAATATATAGAGAACGTAATAGATTATGTTTATCTGTTTCTACTTTTTCTACGTCTACGTTTTCTAAATCTCGAAGTCAAATTACAAAAGAAAACTATAATGGTAAAGTTTGGTGTGTTAGTGTTGACAACGGAACAGTTATTGTACGTAGAAATGGAAAAACTTGTGTTACTTTAAATTCTCATACTCCCACTATTTTTAGAGATGTATATGTATCTGGCTGTGCATGTAAACTGCAGCAAGATTATAATTCAAAATCAGCTTCTTCGTGGCTTCATGGAGCAGTTGTACAATATCAAAATGGAAATAGACAACTAATAATTATTATTGATGGAAAATGGAAAATATGAGTGAACAAATTAAATTAATACAAATTAAACCAGGTATTTACACTTCTTCTATTACGAGAGACAATTTAAGTTTTATTGAGCTTTCAGAAAAAATTGAAAATCCAATAAAAAATAAAAATAAAGAAGATTTTTCTAATATTAATAAACTTACAAAAGAGGAAAGTGACAGACTTTTAGAAGAATGTTGGAATGAAACAGTTAAGAATTATGGTGATGTTTTAACTGCTTTATCAAAATAAAAGGTAGGCAATGAATGTTAATAGTCCTTATAAATATCTTTTAGTATCTGAAACAGGAGATTCTGGTAATCCCGCCTTAGATTTTACAAATCAAGCGTCAACTATCTGGAAAAAAGTTCTTGTTATGGATAGTATCTTTGAGTTCTATCCGTCTATAGAAATAATAATAGCAGATGATGTTGGTTTAATCTCTGATGTAATAACTATGGTTGAGGGTATGAAATTCACTTCAAAATTAGGAGATCCTGATTTTGGATATGTTACACATGACTATGCAGCCACTAAAAATGAAATAATACATGCAAAAATAACTACACACTTGTCCAGTGATGTTTTATTAAATTTTACTTCTTATTATAATTTACTTGATATAAAAGATTCAATGGCATGGGATGATACAATATCTAATATAGTTAAAGATGTTTGTACTAAAAATTTAAAAATACCGAATGATAAATTATCTAATATTGAAACTACTGTTGGAAAAGATAAATGGTATCGAGTTAATGAAACAGCTCAAACTTTTTTTAGAAAATTACTTAAACGATCTTATTCTCAAACATTTGAAAATAGTCCTTTTTTAACATTTATAAATAGTAATGGTGAATTTTATTTTTCTTCTATCGAAAAATTATTTAAAAGTCAACAACCAATAAATACAACCCCTTATATTTTTTCAGGAGATGATAATCAATCTTATGATGCTTTTGCTATTAAAAATTTTTATACTATGCAAGGAGGTCTTGAAACAAATAAAGAAAATTATAATCCAAAATTCTTTTATCGAACAAAAACTGGTACAATAAATACAGAAAGCGGTGAAGGAGAATTATCAAGAATAGATTCCCATATGATAAAGGGTGATGGAAAAGTTATGTTTCGTTCTGATTTAATAGATAGTAAAATAGCTACGGATTTTCATGACTTTGGAATATATGAAGATGATAAAGATTTACAATTTTATAAAGGTTTTAAAAATTCTGTATTTATAGATTCCGCATTATATTTTCGCATGGAAATCACTATAAATTTTAATTCATTGGCTGTTGCTGGAAAATTAATTAATTTGAAATTAGCAAGCCATATTAAAGAAAAAGCTGGATTTGCTAACGAATACAGTGGTAATTGGTTAATATTAACATCACGACATTTTTATGATGTTGATGCAACCCCTTTTACCAGACTAGTTATAGCAAAATCTCGTGTTGACGTTGGTAAAGATAATCCATTTGAAAAAAGATATTTATAAAATAAAATACTAATAAATAAATATAGTTCGTATAAGAGGAATGAAGTTATGGCAGACAACAGTAAACCGCAAAAACCAGGTAGGTTTAATTTTTTTAAAAGATTTTTCAAGATTGCAATAAACCCCGATAAAACACAACCATCAGATCAAATATTTCCTATAAAACCAACATATGATGATAATGGTGATGTTAATTTTAATCCAGAGACATTTCCTCCTGAAGTACAAAGATTTTATAATTATTTCTTAACACAAAGGAATACTAGAGAAAAAATTAAAGATAGAGATAAATTATGGGAAGATTTGCAACTTCTATATTGGAACTGTCCTCTTATAAGCCGTGCAATGGATATTTGTGCTGCTGAAGTTATACAAGCCGACACTGCTATGATTCCTATTCAAGTTGAAGCCCCGGAAGATCAAAAAGATTTTATATTAGAATTTTATGATAAAATATCTTTATATAAACAATTAACTCCAACTATAAAAGATATTGTTAAATATGGAAATGCTGTTTGGGTTCTTGGTATGGATGATAATGGAATAACTGAAATTATTCCTACTGAAATTAGACAACTTCGAGATCGACTTGAATTTACTCCTTATATGGTTGAAGAAGAATTAAATAAAAATAAAATATATACTGATTATCTTTCTATAGAAAGAGTTAAAAATCTTGTAGATCATATTTTAAATAATAGTGATGAAACTACAAAGATGTTTAAACGATATTTGATAGGGTTTCAACTTCATGATTATATTCTTCCTCCTTGGAGAGTAATTCATTTTAGAAATGCAACTACAGAGAGTCCTTTTGATCCTTTTGGTGTTCCCTTTTATACACATGCACTTGCTCCATATAAAATGTGGGATGCTGGACAAACATTTAAAACAATGGCAAGAGCATTAAATTTTCCTATTGAAAAGTGGACCATTAATCTTCCTAATGTTGTTGATCCAGTAGAGAAATTTAATAGAGTTAGACAATTTATAAATAAACTTGATAATGTTGCTTTTAAATGGCAGAATAAAGAAGATCAAACAATGGGACAGAGAGTTTTTGCTATTAAAGATCTACTTGAATATGAAATGGTAAAACCGGATATAGATTTAAAAGATATGGAAGAAGATTCTTTGCGAGAAGAATTGGTTGTTGCAACTAGACTTCCTAGATTTATTATTGATCCAAGAGAGTCTGGATTTGGTGAGGGGGGTTCTACACTTGTAGAAAAATGGAAAGAATTTGCTAGATTTGTATTTACTATACAATCTATTTTCCTTGAACAACTTTCACAACTTACTAAAATGCATATGATTCTTTCAGGAAAATTTCAAGAAGATGAAATTGATTTTATCTTATCCATGCCTTTTCCAGAAAGTAAAAATTCTGAACTTGTTGAATCACAAAATAGATTATTAGATTTTTCTAAGTCTTTAATGGACACAATAAGTGAAAAACTTTTTAATGGACAGCCTATTCCTAAAGAAGTTGCTGTAAGTATATTGCATCAAATGAATATATTTGACCAGACTGTTATAGATGGTTGGATTGATATTCTTGATAAAAACAAACCAGAAACTCCTATAAATAATTCTGAGGATATGGGTTTAGGAGACAGTGATTCTTTTATGGGAGAAGCTTTACAACTCAAACATAAATTAAAAAAATTTATTGAACAATTTGATGATTCTAATATTAAAGAATGGAAAAAATTAGAAGAATCTACCGGCAAAAAGAAATTAAATGAACAAATAACATCTTTGATTTTTAAACAAAGACAAAAAACTTTTAAAGAAGGTGTTATGAAAAAAGGACATTTTTACTCAAGTACTAATAAAAGCACTGATTTTGATCCTTATCTATTAAGAAAATGGGATGTAGAAAGAGTTAAAAAACTTCAAGAAGTTGGTGAATTTGTAAAAGATGAGGAACCCCTTCAAGAATTATTTGAAACTACTGAAGAATAGAGTATGAGAAAATTAAAAACAAAAAAAGAAATAGATTGTTATATAAAGACATTAGAACACAAAGAACAAGTTGCAGATATTATGGATGTATTTGCACAAGTTATTCGAAAAAGAGGTTTAACTCACGATAATTCTAAATTAGAAGATCCAGAATTTGAAGGATTTGTAGAATATACTCCATTATTGGCACAAACGACTTATGGTAGTGAAGAATATCAAAAATATTTAAATGATTTAAAACCGACATTAGATGCGCATTATTCCCGAAATCGCCACCACCCGGAATTTTATGCTAATGGTGTTCGTGATATGTCCCTTGTTGATCTTCTTGAAATGTTTGCAGATTGGTATGCTTCTTGTAAAAGACAAAATGATGGTAATATACGATTGTCTATTGAAAAGAATCGTGAAAGATTTGGATATTCAAAAGATTTAGAACAAATATTTATTAACACTATAGAACTTATAGAAAATCTCAAAGAGGAATGATTTTATGGAAACAAATGAAATGAAAGTTGTTGTTAATGGTAGAGAGATAACATTGCAAGAACTTGAAGAATTAAAAAACAATCCCCGTAAACGCTTGAAAAAATTGACAGAAAATACATATACAGTATTAGAAAAACTCGAAGGATAAAAAAGTTATAAATTATTTCCGATTTGTTTATATATTATATTATATAAATAATTTAAAGGAGTGTTTCAAATATGAAAATGTCCGATGCTTGTGAATTGGATTTTTTTGAACAAATTTGCACAGTATCTAAGAAAGATAAAGAAACTGTACGTGATATTTTAAGATCCATTTTAATGGTAACTACTGCTAATCTTTATTTTGATAAAACGGAAATTGTAATACCTTATTTGTGTAAATTAAATATTAAATATGAAGATGCAATTCGTATAAATAAAAAAACTTCAAAATGTTGGAGCACAACTGATATATCAATAACAGCAGAACCATTAACTGCACTAATAAAAGAAATTGTAGCCTTAAATGAAGGAGACGATCCAGAATCATTGCAACATCTTGATAATAGTATTGCTATGAAAATGTCTCAACTTTTGGAGGTTGTTGACGATGGGGAAGAAAAAAAATAAAGACTTAGTTCACAGAGTTGCTGTTTTAATATCAAAAAAATTAACTAAGGCAGATTGGATGGCTTCTTTCTGGGATGAAATAGATGAGATAAAGGATAAAGATGTTATTACAGAACGTAAAAAATTATTACAACTTTCTGGGGAAATAATAAGATTGGTTAGACTAGAAATAGATAAAGAAAATGAGAAATAAATTTTAATGGAGAAAATATAATATGAAAGATGGTTATAAACAACTTGAAGAATTTAAAGCAGGTAAAAGAAAATATTTAAAATATGCTTGGAGAGAAAAAGCTATTTCTTTTTCTTTTTTACCTAAATTTGCTCATGTTAGGGTTCAAAAAACAGAAAGTTATTCCCTTCAATTTTTAAAATGGAATTTTCGTTTAGTATATATGAAAAATGAGAAATAAAATATTCAATATGAGAAAGAAAAAGAAAAAGAAATTTAAAATTGACCATACTGTTTTTTATAGCTTTGGTTTCTATCTATTTCCAACTATTATTGTAGAAAAAATATCTTGTATAGATGCAAATGGAATAGAATTTTCTTTTCATTGGGGTAATATTGGGTATGACATAATATTGTGGAAAAATAAATGAAATATTTGATTTGTAAACAAGATGCATATGACACTATCAATTATATCACTGATGATATGTCTATGCCAGATGATATGGAATACAAAGATTTTTTAAACTATGTCCGACCTTATGTTATTGAAAATTGGGAACAATTTGTAAAAGAATTAAATTGTTTTAAAGTATTGCATATAGAATATCCAGAAGGAACATGGACGATAAAAGAAGATAAAAGAACATACACTGATTTTTCAAAAGAAGAATTATATAAATTAAATGATACTACTAATAAAAAAGAACCAACTACATTCGAGAAGGTGAGAGATGAAAAAGTTCAGAAAGGAAAACAATTTTTACAACGATTTGGACGACATAAACGATGATAATTTTGATATCGTTTTATCAGATTTTGAAGAAGAAGAATATGATTTAAGTGGTATTGGGCTTGAAGGATTCTTTTTATCTGTAGAACAGTATAATAATTATTTGTGGTCTGAAGATGGATTTTCTTTTAGTTTTGAAAATTATGAAGAATTAAAACGATATTTAAATGTAATCGATGATTGTTTTGTTATTTATGACGAAGATGATATGGAATGTAGAATGACTGAAGATCAACTTGATAATATTAAACATATTTTAAAAGGAGAATAGATATGATAGTTTTTCTTATATTGCTTTTAATACTTCAAATATATTTAATTTATGCTGGTATTAAAAATAAAGATTATATATTTATTCTTATAAATATGGCTTCTGCTATATATAATATATTTATAATGTATCAATATTTTTTGTAAGTGGTTACATACTAATAAATAGAAATGCCAAAAAACTTATGATTTAATAATTAATTCACAAGTAATCGCATTTCTAAATAGTATACCCTCTATGCCTCCGTTTAAATTTGTTAAACATGCACAATTTAGGGGGTCTTTGGGATCTGGTAACAGGATGACCCGTGAAGCGTAAGACTGCGCAATCTTACGCTTCTTTTTTTATTTTTTATACTAATAAATATATAGAATAGTTTTATAATATGGTGGCAAATATGCCTATTACGAAAGATGATGTTCTCTCTCTCCTTCCAGATAAAAATGACTATCGTCCTGGTTTACAATTAAAAAAAGACTTAGGACTTGAATTATTTCAAAATGTTGTTATTCAAAAAGCTATAAATTTTCCTATACCATTATATGTTGTAACTTATAATTCAAGATATCCAGAACGTGCTATTTTTTACAGTAAAGTAAAAGCTATAAAAACGTCTTTAATAACAAAATTAAAACAATATGGTGTCGCTAATAAATTTAAAGAATTAAGATTAACCCCACCAATCGATTTAAATTATTTTAATAGTCGTTTAAGAACAAATTCAATGATTTTTTGTCGGGATATGTGCGGGGAACAATTCAGAGACGATAAGATGTTCCAACGAATAAATGAAAGTTTGATTGAAGTAAAAAAAGATACAAGAAATTATTGTATATTTACTGGAAAAATTTTAGAAGGTATTATTCGTCCAAATAAATATACAAACGAAATATCTGCAATAGTTAAAAGAAATTCAAATTTGTTATCACAGAATGATAATGAAAATAATATAATTTTTTTATTGAATTCATTATTATATAATAAATATAAAATTCATTTTATATATGATGAGAATTCAAATAGAAATCTTCCTATATCAATCGCAGCATATAATTATAAAAATAATGATATTGAAGTAGGAATAACTGACACTTTACTTAATAATACAAAAGATAACGGCATATTAAAACAATTATTTGAACAAATAGAATTGATTATTGGTCACGAAATAATCCACAGATTACAATTTGGTCAAAATAAAATTAAAAAACTTATGAACAAATACAATGTTGAAAATATTGATGATTTAAATCAAGTTAGGAAGTACCTCTCCGATAAAGATGAAATAATGGCTTATGCTTGGCAGATAGTAGAATTTTTTAAAGTACATGATTATTCAAAAGAAAAAATAAAAACTCTATTGCAAAGTAACCATCTTGATAATGAAAAATATCAATACGAACCCTTATATTATTACCATAAAGTATTTACAATAAATGACACACCTTTGAAACTATTGTATAAATATATGTACTCTTATTTAGATATAGAAGGTTGAGGACGATTGCCTATTTTAGATAATTAGTTATATTACATATGGTGGTAGTTATGCAGTTATTAATAGCATTCTTATTTAGGGCCGCTATTTACGTTTTATTCGGGTGGGGATTAGAGATATTAGCTACTTCTATAAGTAAAGTTTTTACTAAAGGATGGAATGAAGATACAAAATTATTAAATGGCGATGTTAGTGTATGGATGGCTCCAGTATATGGAGTATTTATATTTTTTTGTTTTGAACCCTTACATAATCTAATAAGTTTCTTACCAGTCTATATTCGTTTTGCTATTTGGGGATTTTGTTTCATGGGTGTTGAATTTATAACTGGTTTAGTTTATGATAAAGTCTTTGGTATTCGACCTTGGAATTATGATAATGATGATGGAAATATCTGTGGTTATACAAAATGGTCCCTTTTTAGTTACTGGGCGTGGGCAGCATTTTGGTTGGAGTCTTTAAGCATGATTTTAATATATGCAACTCCTACAATATGTAAATATTTTGGATATTAAAAAATGAAACGTTATAAATCATTATTAGAAGATGATAAAAATAAACGATTTGCTTTACTTCTTTCTGATATGAAACATAGTCGTGGTTCATTTAAATATTTTGATACTGAAAAAGAAGCAGTTGATTTTGTTAAGAAACTACACAGCCAAAATAAACTTATGAGATATGTAGAAATAGAATTGCTTGATAGAAGTATTAAAGATTATCAAAGTCCTAAATATAGTAGAGTATTGTGGGATGGATTACATAATGAATTATATGTTAGAGGATATTTGGAGAGAATATAATAAATAAGAGGTTATCGTCATGGGTAAAAATCCTTCAGAAGCAAATAAAAAAGAAACTCCTAAATGGAAAACAACTATAGTTATTTCTCATTATATAAAACCTAATGGGGCATGGGGAAAAAGAACTACAGAAATACGTGAAGAGGTTATTAAAAAATGAGACGATATAAACCGCTGTTTGAAAAAGTTGATTTAGAAAAAAAAGATTATCATGTTAGAGAATGGGATGAAGATTCTCGTGATACATGGGAATATCTTCTTTCTAAATATGAAAACTGGGATCAAGCTAATAAAGATGGTATGGGAAGTCTTTATAATACTTTAGAAAAAAGTTTTATAAGTAATGGTGATGTTGCAAAGGAATTACTAAAATCTAATAGACAAAATAAAAATTATTTAAATGTTGGTGATGTTCTTTATTTTAAATATATAAACGCTTCAATAATGGGAAGAAATCCTTTGGATAATAAAGGTATAAAAGAGTTTAAAAAAAATGCATATGTAATTGTGACAGAAGTGAATTTAGAATCTAAAGTTTATGGGTTTAATAAAAGCAATAAAAACAAAACAATATTAGGAAATACTTTTTATTATAAAATAAGCGATATAAATGAGTTATTAGAAAAACGAGAAGGAAAATCAATAGAAGTAATTTATTAATTATGAAACGTTATAAAAAATTATTTGAATCACAAACTTATCATTCAATAGCTTACAGAGATATTGAAAATACAAGATATAAATCTATAAAACCATATAGAGAATATCTTATTATTACTTCTGAAAGTAAAATAGAAAAAGATGGAAATATGATTTGTTATGATAACATTAAATTATATACTAAAGAAAATTATGCATCTAAAAAAATATCTAACAAAATGATTTTAGTTGATGTAAAAAATATGTGCATTGATATTAAAAGAGACCATTGGATATTTAAAAATGAGGATATAAATATATGAAACGGTATAAACCCTTACTTAGAGAGGAAAATTCACTATCGCAATTAGATAAACCAGAATTAGTAGATAAATTATTTCAATATTTTAAAGAGAATCCGTATCCACTTGACCACGAAGGATTCCATAAATTTGCTGAATCTCTTGGTATGGAAGCAGATGATTTAGAAATCTATGGTTGGGCAATTATTAGCTGTTTTGTTACTGGTGGAAATTTTAATAAGTCTGGTAAGAAAGAAGAAGATTTTGATTCTAAAGAAATTGAGATTGGAATTGATATTGAAAAAGAGCATACCGACTATACTAATGAAAATCCTGTTGTAAAACGTATTGCAAATTTTATGCAAAAAAGAATTGCAAAAGATCATCTTTCAGAATTTTCAAATTATTATACTTTGTTAAAAGAAATGGAAAAAAATGCAAAAAAATAATAATATATACTAATAAATATATAACAATAAAAAAGAGGTAATTGATCATGTATAGAAGTGTATTTGAAGAAAGCAATGGTAAAAGAAAAATGAATGAAGCTGTAGTATTTTCTATTAGCACAATAGACGATGCTTTTGAAGCTATTCAAAAATGTGTTGCATTGATAATTGAAAAGAAAAAATCCAGCATGGCTATGATGCTTCCTAGAATAGCTGAAGCAGTAATGAACGGAATTAAAGATGCACTTGGAAATATCTATAGTGATCCTAACAAAATTGAATCTGTTAAAAAACAAATAGTAGCTAAATTTATTCGTTTCTTTAAACAAGATGCAGTTAGTGCTCCAGAAGAACCAATGATGTAGTATTAAGTATGAAACGATACATTAGTATTTTTAAAGAATCTGGAACTGGTAATTACGCACCAAGTAGCATTCTTTTTAAAACAGATGAAGAGTTTAATAGGGCAGTGGAATTGTTAAGTTCTCTTAATTTTCAATTTAAACCAGATTTCTATATAAGAAAAAATGGTAATATTTCTGGGTATAGTAAAAATTATTTAAGTTTTACATACTCTAAAGATTGGACTAAACTTGTTAAACTTCTTCAAAAAAATAATGTAGATTTCAAACAAATAAAATGAGGCGATACAAACCATTATTTGAATATATGACTCCTTCCGAAAGGAAAGGAGCTTTTCTACATGGTCAAACTAATTTAGGAAAGATGGTAATGAAATGAAAAGATACAAAAGTATATTTAAAGAATCAAAAGAAGATGTTATAAAACGAGCATTAAATTTTGCAGATTCTGGCTCATTTCCTGTTAATAGAAAAGTATTTCGTTTTATGATGTATTTAAATGATGAACAATTTGATATTGAAGAAATTAAGCAATTAGCATGTGAATTCTATAAAATACATAGAAGTAAAGTAGAAGGAATATTTAAAGAAGTTGAAAGATTAGAAAAAATATGAAAAGATACAAACAACTTTTTAAAGAAGATCATGAACATTGGATAGATATAAAATTTTCTGATATAGAAAAGTTGGAAGAAGAACTTCATCTTGCAGATTTTAAAAAACATGCTGGTGCTTCTGATTTTACAAAAGATTGGATAGAAATAAGACGTAAGATAAAAGGACCAGGAAACAAATCAGCTAAATTACATTCACTAAAGGTAAATCGTAAGGACGATTACGTTATTTTTGTATTTAAATCATCACCAACATATTCCGGATTAGAAAAATCAGTCAATGTTAAATCTATGACATGGAATGGAAAAGTTAAAGCTTATACCGAAATGATAAAAATAAATGACTTCTTCAAATTGGCAGAAACTAAACCAGGATATGTTGAAAAAGAAATGACTTGGAAAGAAATAAAAGAAATTCTTTCTGTTGCGCCGATTTCGGTCTCCTGCAATTGCGGAAGTTTCACCTATCAAGGATTGTCTTATTATTTGACACAATTAGAGGGAACAATTTTTCCAAATAATATAGAACCGAAGCGATGGAATAAATACCATGATAAAGGAAATGATATAGGATTGCTTTGTAAACATTTATCAATGATTTTTAATAGCATAGATTTCTTTTTATCTAACTTTACAAGTATGATAAATAAATATATTCAGGGTAAATAACATGCCTTCACGGTCAGAGAGACAAAGAAATTTCATCTTTGCTAAACGCGGAGAATACAAAACCAAATCAGATACTCCAGAAGATTGGAAATGGGTGTGGAATGATGAATGGGAAAAAATAGAGGAGAGGTTTCCAATAAAACGATATAAACCATTGTTTGAATCAAATAAAATTATCTATTTTATCCGTGCAACAGATAAACAAGAAGTACAAAGTAAACATTATGGAGATTACTGGAGATTCTTCAAGTCCTTAAAAGATTTATCTAATTTAATAAAATCAAATCAATTATATGTTGCTCAAAAAGATAAAAATGATCAATATATGATAATAGGACAAGGAAATATAGACGAACTTGAATTAAATTATTCTGAATTAAACGATGACTTTGATTCAAAAGAGATGCATTTTAAATTCAAAGACTTATTCGATAAAAATTATACACCTTCCTCTAAAGTTCTTTATGCTGGAAAAATTGATTACGATTTAAAATTAAAATAATATGAAAAGATATAAACCATTATTTAAAGAATCTATTCAATCAGAAAAAGCTATAGCAGAATTAGTTGATTTCGTTATAGATAAATTATCTAATAATATGATGAAAAAAATAAATAATGGTGATTTTATTCCAGAAAAAAGATTTAATTTAAGAATGAGTTTTGATGAAAATAAATATTCAAATCCACCAGAAATATTAAAAGAATTTGTTAATTTATTTTTATATGAATTTGATGTTATATTATCAAGTGATAAAGATAAAGCAAATGGTGTATATCAAAGTAAAAAAAATAGAATAGTATTATGGAATGTATTATTTCCAAATACATGGACTAAAGATAATCCTCATTTTGAAGGAAAAAAAGAAATTAAAGATTATTTCAGAAGATATTCTAGAGGTACTCTAATTCATGAGTTTGCCCATGCTTATGACGATTTTATAAGTCGTGGAAAATATTTACCTAAAAAATATAAAGATGCCCCAGAAAGTCATGAAGACGAGAAGGGATGGAAAGATTACGCAAAACAAAATTTAGAAGTCAATGCAAGATATACTGATTGGATAAATGAACATCAAAAAGAAAGAATTACTTACACTTGGCCAGAATATGTAAAAGAATTTAAACAAGAATGGGGGATTAAATACTTAAATCCGGAACAATATCGAAGACTTATAAATAGACTATTTGCTCAATATAATGAACCACTACCAGAAGATTTTAAACTAGAAGTTTTAAATAGTTTATCCTTTAAATTATTTCATAAAGGATTTGAGAATAAGTTAAATGTTAATGATTTTATTCCAGAAGATAAAAGATGGAAAGATCAACTGACCAAAAAAGATATTTTTAATTATATGAAAAAATCTATACAGAATATTTTAACTGGAAAAGTTAAAGAATCTGAGATAAAAAATCCAGCAATAATTGATAATAGATATGCTGGTTTAAAATCTATAAAATATAGTTTTGAATTGATTGATTCTATGGAAGAAAATCTTAAAAAACATGCAGACAATCCAGATATTGTTAAAACAATTCAAAAACAAATTGATAAAGAATTAGCATATTATGAAGGATTTAAAAGAATATTTAAATTATCTGATGAAGATTTAAAACAGATTAATGATGTTATGATAAAATATTCATAATTTCTATTATATTGAAGAAATTATACTAATAAATATAAAGGTAATAAATATGAAAAGGTATAAGCCATTATTCGAATCCTCTCAAAGATTTTGTGCAATATATAAAGCACAAAATAATAAATGGTACCTAGCTCTTGCTGACGAAGAATACGGTACATCAGAAGATGCCACTACTTACGGACCTTTTTCTAGTAAAGAGCAAGCTCATAGGTATTTGTTGAGAAATTTTTCAAATCCTGGTGGAATAATTGAGGATGGTTCTGGAGAACATTCAGTACCTCCCAGTGTTGTTAAGCCTTAGATCTACATAGACAATTCAAAAATAGAATAGGTATGTAATTATGATATGTGAACTAATTTCTTTCAGTGCAGCAGAACTCAATACAGGAATAGATGTTATAAAAGATATAGAATTTATTTCTATAGTTAAAAATGATGCAGAAGCGCTTCCAAAAGTATATAGACCAATTGAGATACGCTTTTCAAATGTAAGCGGTATTGCAGCAAATATTGATATTTTTTCTGATATCGAACATGCTGCTTATCTAACAACTCCAACTTTATCTGATAAAATAACTATAGCTAATGGCGGTACATTGACATTAACCCCAACTAAAGATGCTATTACTAAAATAGTTGCTAAAGGTACAGCAGGACATTCTGGAAATTTAAATATTACAATAATAAAAGAGTAGGTGTAAAAAATGAAAAGGTACAAAAGCTTATTTAAAGAAGATTCTACAGAATTTAATAATGATGATTTTGTTTATCAAGAATTAAAATTTAAAAAACAATTATCAAAAGAATTGAAATTACCTTATACTGGAAAATGGGCAAATCAAAATAAAGAACTTCCAATTTATTTTGATGATGCAGATATGGTGTCAATGTTAGATGATAAAACTATTTTTAAAAATGCTATAAATGGTAAGCATACATATGGAGAATTAAAAACATTTGTTATAAACTTTATGAAAAAAAACACTCCTAATCTTATTTAATAGAGGTAAAAAAAAATGAAAAGATATAAAAGTGTTATTAGTAAAAATGAAATAAAATTAAATGAATCTAAGTGGAGTGATGCTAATCTAAGCAGGTTCTTTTTTAGTGGTGAATATGATAATTATCAGCATGGGAATCCAAAGAAAGCAGCGCAGCAAATTTATGATCTCACTGTTAATTATTTAGATAATATTGAAAAGAATCTAGAATTGGCAGGTTCATTTTTAGCACCAGCCATAAAAGATGAACTTGAAAAAATGTTAAAAAAGAATTTTAGTAGAATAAAAATAAAATGAAAAAATATAAATCATTATTTAAAGAATCTGAACAAAAAGCTAGTTACGATTTGGTAGCAAATCTTTATAAAAAGGGTTCAAAATGGAGAACTATAGAGTGGGCAAATAATAATGATAAAGCAATAATATCTAATCTATCTCCAACTCTTTTAAAAAAAGGAGAGAATTGTAATATTGAGATGATGAAAGGTTCTTCTCAATTTAATCTCATAATTTCATGGAAAAACTCTAGCAATGTCATATTAGGATGCTCACTTTCTTTTGATAATGAAAAAGAAGCACAGAAAGAAGGGTGGAGTATATGAAGCGTTATACACCAATAAAACTACAAGAACAAGATGAAGAAGAATTACATCCACGAGTTCTTGAAATACTCGATTGTTTCAAAAACGAAGATTTTAATAATTTTTCAAAACGTCTTGATTTTGCATCAAAGCTACTTGAAATTATAGTATTATCAAAGGATGTTCGTATAAGAAGACTCATAAAGAAAATCTGTCAGGCAATAAAAGAAATAGAGGAGGAATAAAAATGAAAAGATATAAGAGTATTTTAAAAGAAGCACAACCAATTCATATCGGAAAAGTTACTGTTTTTGTTCATTTGAAAATCAAAGAAGAAGAAGTAAGTAAGATTATAGATCTATTTGATAATATAGATAGCGATCAAAAAATTCAAAATTTTCAATATTTAGCTGGAAATATGAAACTTAAAAATTTAGCAAAATTTATTGATAATAAAAATATTTATCTTTTAAGAATTTCAGAGGAATAAAAATGAAAAGATATAAAAGCATTATTAAAGAAGCTGAATTTTCAAAAGGAAACATCCAGGCAATAATTGCCGCATTTAAAGAATGTGGATTTAAAGTTGAAGGGAAAGAAGGCGAACAGAAAGAAGGAATTTTTTATGCTTCTTTTGAGAAAGGAAAAGAAATTCTCTCTATAGAGGATGCTATAGAAAACTTACAAGCATTAAAAAAAAACGATAGAAAAAACACAGGATATAGATTTGAAATAGTATAGCACGACAATCCAATCAGATTTGATATATCCGACTGAGAGAGTAATTATGATAACTGAAAAAATTGCAATAGTTAACGCAGACCTCGTAGCGGGAAAAGCGGTTAAAACAATAGAAGATATATCTTTAACTAGATTAGATGCACAAGCTTCATCGAAACAATATATTCCTATCAAAATAAAATGTACTAATAACACTAATGTTTCTGGCAATTTTATTGCATTTTCTGATATGGAATATATACAATATATAGCAACACCAACAATTACTGATTTAGTTCCTTTAGCAATCGGTGAATCGTTTGAATATATTCCAACAAATCAAAAAATGACAACTATTGTGGTCGAGTCTGCTGTTTTTACTGGAACCTATGATATAGAAATTTGGAAAGAATAAATTTTGAAGTTTAAATAAAATGAAAAGGTACAAGAGTGTTATTAAGGAATCTGGGGATAATTATGAGAATTTTGGCATCTCCTTATCAAAAATGTATAGTAAATCGACAAATATGACGCAATTAGCCAATATGATTTCAAATAGTATTGGAGAAGAGATCGGAGATAGCGAGGATTTAATAAAGGTATCTAAAACTCTTATTGGTAATTTACAAGACCTTATAAATGATGCAAAATCTTCAAGAGAATAAATATGATAATTGAAAAAATTGCAATAGTTAGCTTTGAGAGCGACCCAAAAACGTATAGTGAAATGCGTAAGCTTGTGGACGAACATTTCTCCGAAAAGGGTGGAGGTTGGTCTAGCGGTTTTAGGAATTTTATAAAATACGTAAGGGGAGAGGAAGTATATTAAAAAAAGCGGAAACGACAACTATGAAAAATAGGAAAGAGTGCGTATAAAAAAATTTTAAACAACGAGGAAGGGAAATAAGATGAAAAGATACAAATCAATTTTAAACGAAGAATCACAATTTTCTAAAAATTTACATAAGTATTTAAGACATTATGATAATCTTGAAACTTATAGCGAGTTAATTAAATTAATAAAAACTATAAATTATAATAAAAAAATAGAAACAGATGAAGCAAAACAAAATGTTTATAAAGCTGTAATTTTATTGCTTCTTGGATATACTGGTTCAGAAGTGAGTAATAAACGTGATTATCTTTCTAAAGAATGGGAGAAAGAGGAAGAAAGTAAGAACGAAACTCCAGATGAATTTATGAAAAGAATGAAAATGGTGCCTTATAAAGAAAATTTGTCATGCAATAAAAGAAATGGAGGAGGAATAAAATGAAACGATATAGAAGTATTTTTAAAGAAGAAAAAAATTTACCTAATATGGATATTGATTCTTTTGTTAAAGAATTAATGAAAAATAGAAATTTAAAAGATACTTTTAAATCGTATACTATTGATGAATCTTATGAAAATCCAGATGGAGATTTTAATTCTGTTATTTATTTAGAAGATTTTATAACTGAAAGACCAAGTTATGATTTTGTGAATCATTTACGCAGGATTGTTAATAAAAATGAAGATATTATTGATAGTAATATTGGTCGGGACAAATATAGAGTTGTTTTAAATATAACCCATAAATAAAAAGGTGGAAATAAAATGAAACGATACAAATCGATACTTAAAGAAGGAATGAGATACAATACTAGCTATTTTGAAGCAGGAAAAGATTTAAGATCAGCAAAAAAAATAGATACTGTAATTGGTGTTTTAGAAGAAATGATTATGGAATTAAAAGCTTGGAAAAAAGAAGGAGCTAAAGAAGTTCAAGGAAATAAAAATGAATTTATTCCATTATGGTAATAGTGTAGGTAAAAGAAAATGGCTAAAATAAAATTAGTTGAAAAGATAGGAATTAATGTTCCTATTGAAAATATAAAAGTTTTTGATAAAGTAAAGATAGTAGAAGCTGCCGGAAAGAATTACGAGGCTATAGCAGTAATTGAGAAAGTACCTTTTACTAGATTTGGCAGTGTTAATGATAACAATAGATATTATCCACGTAAACTTTGGGAAAAAGTTATAAAAGAAGGAGTATGTGAAGGAAGCTCTCTTTATACAAACCATGCAGAAAATGAAACAGATGTATCTAAAAAAGCAGGTATCTGGCATAATGCATTTATTGACGATAAGAATAAAGTATGCAGAGCAGATCTTTATCTTATAGGACCAAACGGACAACTCTTTCTCGATGCTTTAAAAGCTGGTTCAAAAGGGGAGGGTATCAGTTCAGTTGGCTACGGTGAGTTTGAAGATAGATACGAAGAATTAAAAGAATTTGGTAATATAGGACATGATGTAAAAGTAGTACGATGGGACACGTATGATGGAGAGTCTTATGGCGACTGGGTACATCAGCCGTCTCAAAACGTATTTGCAACATTAGAAAATATTAAAGAAAATAATGAAAACTCTTCTAATTTAAATGAAAGTTATACTAATAATAGTAAAGCTACTAATGATAAATTAGATGAAAATATAAAATTACAAGAGAATAAAAAAGAGGTTTATATGGATAAGTCGATATTGAAGAATATGGTATTGAATGAAATAAAACGTTCAAAAAATAATCCTAATCTTCTTGAAGCAATTCAAGGATTGAAAGAGATTGACACTGCTGGTGATTCTGAACTTAATAATAGAGTAAATGATGCAATTGAAACTCTCACAACTAAACTTGAAGAAAGTAAAAGTAATGCAGAAAAACAGCTCAATGAAAGCACAACTAAATTGAATGAAATGACTGCTAAATATAATAAACTTGTTGAGAATTATAAAAAAGCTACTTCTAAAGTTGTAGAATTGACAGAATCAACAAAACTTATGGAATCCGATATTAAATGCTTGGTAGAAGATTCTAATCTCCGTGATAATGATATTAAATGTCTTACAGAAGACCGTAAAGTTATGATATCCGATCTTAAAAAAATGATTGAAGATCGTAAAGCAATGAGAAAAGATATTAATGTTCTTACTACTAAATTGAAAGAAGCTGAAGAAGTTATTGGTCAACAAGAAGATGAACTTGAAAAACGTGGATTTGAATTTGAAGAAGATGATGAAGAAGTAGAATTTGATGCGGAAGGAAATCCTATAGTAAAAGAGCCTGTAACAGAAGAAGAAATGCCTGCACCTGAAGTGCTTCCAGAAACCCCGGCAGAAATAAAAGAAGAAGGTGACGAACAAGAACTTCCTATGCAAATCGATCCTCTTCCAACTGAACCTGCAATGGTTGAAGAAGAAGATGAAATGATGAATCTTGATTTTGAAGATGAAGAAGAAGTTGAAGAACTTGAAGAAGAAGATGCTTTTGATGCATTTGCTCCTGCAGGTGAAGAAATGGATGAGCCTATGGTAGAAGAAGATGAGATGGAAATGCCTGTTGAGGAAATGCCAGTTGAAGAAGCTCCGGCAGAAGAAGTGAAAGAAGAAGAAATGCCTGCACCTGAAACTCTTGACACTCCTCCTGCACCGGCTCCTGCTCCTATAGCCATAGAAGAACCTAAACCAGAAGAAACTAAAATGGTTGAGGAAGACGAAGAAGAAAAAGAAGATGAAGAAGAAGTTGAAGAACCAGAAGAAGAAAAAGAAGAAATGAAAGAATCTGTAATTAAGTTTTCATGGGAACCAAAAAAAGAAGTTAAAAAAGCTCCTGTAAAAACTAAAATCGTAGAAAATAATATTAAGGCTGATCTTAAAAAATTCTATGAAAGTCAGATTGCAAAGAATCCTTCTGTAAAAGCTATTGAAAAACAAATCATGTCTGCTAAATCTTTGTTAGAGGCCTTTGATATGGTTGATGTATTCAAGAGCAGAAAGTCAGATAAACTTGTGAAAGTTACTGAAAGTAAAAAATCTGATGGTAATGTGATAAAATTTAAATTCTAATAAAAAATAAACTCAAAGGAGGAATTCAAACTCCTTTGAGATTTCTTTAAAGATAATAAAAATGAAACGATATAAATCATTATTCAAAGAAGAATTTCCTCTTAATTACAAACAAGGAATGTTTCTTAAAAACATTATAGAGGAATATCTTATAGATATTGGAAAAGAAGAAAAAAGAAAAGAAGCGTTTACTATAATTTTACATGCAATATCTAACCATAAACTTGATTTTGATAAAGATAAAATTTTATTGTTTTTACAGAAAAAATATAATTAAAAAATTCATTTTTAAATAATTTATACTAATAAATATAAGTTGAAGATATTCTATCAAAAGATAGTTTGTATAAAAAAGACGATTCAAAAGAATCAAATGCAATAGTAGTTCTCAAAAGAGATCATTAATAGTGCCTTTCAGAAGAAAGATGTTTCGATGTTCAATTAAAATTTAAAATTAAGAAAATAATTTCAAAAGAGGAAATATGAGTAATCAAATGAAACTCCAAGAGGAGTTAAAAGAGCGTAACGAACGCTTGAATAAAATAACTGAAAACTGGATGAGGACTGAATTTACAAAAGGCGATGTAATTCCTAAAACTGGAAAAACTTATCGTTCCATGCTTCAAGAAGTTGCAGCAAGGAATCCTCATCATGCAAGATGTATCGCTGCTGCAGCTCAGCAAGAATACAACCACATGAAAAAAAGTAAAATGAATGAAACTACGATTTCTACTGCTCTTCAAACGCACCCGGAAAACGTAATAAAAGTAATCATGCTTGGTATGGCTAATTCAATTCGTCCTATGGCATTCGTAGAATGGCCAATGACAACTATTGATGATGCTATGTATTGGGTAGATCGTACATATGAACAATCAATTCGTGGCGCAACTGCTAACGATCTGATTTATTACAGCTTGAATGGAAGGTATGCTGGGGAATCTAAAGAAGAAACAGATGCAACTGTAACTTCATGTCTCCCGAACGTACCGAATAGCGCAACTCAAAACTTTACGTTGACCCTTACTCTCAATCCTATTATCATGAAAAAAACGTATATTACGTTGAATGATACTCTGATTGGTTATGACAGTCTTGGAACTGGTGTTATTACCCGTCCAGGGAATTCAACTGTATTGACAACCAATACAACTAATAATAATATCGATTATACGAATGGTATTGTAAAACTTGGTTTTACTTCTGCTCCCGCAACTGGTGCTGTTATAAAAATAGCATATGAGTGGGATTCTGAAAATACAACTCTGTTTGCTGCAAATCAAGGAACAGTAAGTGTTAATCTTCGGAAAGATCGTTTTAATGCTCGTCCAATGCCGTTAGGATACAAATTCACGGATATGGCTGGCCTTACTCTTATGTCAACTGGTCTTGGTGACATTCATGAAATGCTTATTTCTGCAGTAGCAGATGAGCATGCAAAAGCTCGGGATGCTCGTGCAATTCAGCTCGCATACCAACTCGCAAAAGTTAATGGTACTTATACATTTGATTGCGATTTCCGTGTAGCTGGTGAAGTTCAAGCGAAATCACACGTCCAGAAAGTTGTAGCAAAAATAGATTCTATCGGTGGTTTGATTCAGGACGATATTAAAAAAGGTCAGATCAACGTAGCTATCGCTGGTTCACAAGCACTTTCTATTCTCCGGATGCATGACAACTGGAAAGATGATAATTCAATGCCTCGTCAAGGATGCTATAAAGCAGGTTCTGTAAACGGTATTGATGTATTCTATGCACCTGCAACTACCGGAATTATTGGAACAGAAGACATTATTCTTTCCTATAAAAACCCGCAAGAAAATGCAGACGTTGCTCTTGCTTTCGGTAACTTTACTGAAATCAGTGCAGAATTACGTTATCCAAATTTTACAACTGAAGGATCGTTGGCAACTGTTGAAGACGTGAAAATAATTGAGCCTAAGTTTCTCCGTCATCTTCAGCTTTCAAATACTTCGGCTGTTCTTTCCTAGTAACAAATAGAACTTACAGATATAAAAATTGAGACCGGTAGAAATGCCGGTCTCTTTTTGTCTTTATCAAATTGTTATTTATTATTTAGTTATGGTTTGTATTCAAAAACATAATTACCACAATCCCAAATTCTATCCCAACCATTTTGTTGCATATTTTCCCACTCTGTTAACTCTTGATTATAAAATTCTAGTAGATTTTTGAGTTTATGTTTTTGAAATTTAATACGAGAATATAAATTTATATAATCTTGCGTATAGAAATAATTAGGAGAGGATTCATTTATAAGAATGAAATTATTTTTAAGATATACGTTTCCAATACTAAATCGTTTATCTGCATATGATATAAGTGATGTAGAATAGTTTTGAGTAAAATATTTTAAGCATTTAGAAAATCCACCAATAACAGATATATTTAATTGAGAAGAAAATCGAATTAATTCATATTTATGTTTTTGTTTCTTATCAAATCTTGGTTTAGAAAATGAACAAACTTGAACTAGTTCATTATTAAAAAATAATCCAATATTTATACTTGCAATAATTCCTCCTTGTATGTGAGTTCTATTTAAAAATTCAATTGTAGTTGCATTATCTATTTCTTTTATAATACATTTCCTTGCATATATTTTGTTTTCAGATATTCCTATTTTAGTAAGGATTATCGATTTTACAATATCTTTTTTTTCTATCCATTCTTTATCCCATATATGAATAACTTGAATATTTTTTTCTTTAAAGAAATTAGTTTTAATTAAGTGATAATTTTGTCTTTTATTGCCCGCAATTTCACTATGATAATATATGCCATTTAATTCAATACCAATATTTTTTTCTGGTATATAAATATCAAGTTCATGATGATGCTTTCCTTTATAATAAAATCTTTTATTTGGTACTATAGAAATATTTAATTGTTTTAACCAATCTTTAATTTCATTTTCGATTTTAGAGGTATGATATTTAGGAGAAAAGCAATGCGTACAGCGTGGAATTTTTCCATCTCTTAATACAAAAGAAAATTCTTGATTACAAGTAAGACATAAAAATTTATAAGATTTTAAATTACCTTTATATTCTTCAATAGTAAAAAGAGGTTTAACATGTGTAAGATTTAAAATTACTCTTTGATAATATTTAGTATAATGTGTATGTTTACTTTTTTCAATAACTTCTGGATTTTGAGAAGGAAAATCAACTCCACGTTTTAATTGATTTGTTTCTTTCATTTTAGTTTCATTATATGCATTAACAGAACCATGAAGTTTCATATTAGTATCTTGTCTTTTTCTAATAATTTCTTTCCATTCATCTTCTGATTTATTTAATAATCCTTCACTTATTGCCTTACCATTACTCCCCATTCCATATTTGTCATTACATGTTTCAATTCTTTTCTCAGAATTGTTATAATTTTCATCCCCATATCGTTCTTTTTTTATTTCCTTGTTCTTTATAGTAGCCCTCTCGTAAGCATTCAATCCATTTTCATCAACAGAATTTATTTTATTATTGTGTTTCTTTTGAGAAATTTCTAAAAGCTCCGATTCATTTTTTGATTTCCAAGTTTCTGCTGCTTTATCATATCCTGGATTTCCTCTGTCTTTTCGGGTTGCATGACTTTTTTTATTACGAGCTTTAATCATAGTATCATAATCTGAATCATAATTTTCTCGTTTTCTTTTTTCTTTACATTTACCATTTTTACAATAATGATTTTTTAGAAAACAACTCACAGATTTTATGATAAGAGTATTACACGGCGTGTGGATATATTCTATTTGTTTTGTGTTTAAATGGATAAGTTTATATTCATCAGTCAGTTCTAATTTTTCAATTAAAATTAAAGCTTTTTCAATTTTAAATGCAGTATGTTTTGCTAATTCTTTCATATATATAATATACAAAATATCTAGAAAAAATTAACAACTTTTTTCAGAAATTTATAAAAAATATCAAAGAGTTACTAAATTGCTTTTTTGCTGCATTTGCATTCTTCTAGCATCTTCTATATACAGTCTATAATCATCAGCTTCCCACATTACATACACTCTAACCTGTCCATCCTCTTTTGTTAATACATTTTGAACAGTTTGGATATTATATTCTTTTTCTCCTACTTGAACATATTCTCCTATATGTGCTATAAGACTTTGAATAACTATTGTTTCTTTTACTTCTGGGTATTGTCCATCACGTTTGTATGGACTCATTAAATGACACACTGCTTTCATTTTGTCTCCTCCTCAGATATACATTCAATTACACCATATTCTGAACATCGACACTTTTTCCATATACCAGAACGATTTAAAATTGATTCAAGAATTTTATCCTCTTCTAAAGTTTTTAGATTCTTCTAATTTTTTGTAATATTCTTTTTTTGCTTTATCCATTCTATTTCTCTTTTTCAATTTTTTATTTCTTTTTTAATACTTTATCTGGCTATAATATTTGCTATTATGGACACAATAAATCCTATTAGTACGATACAAAATATGTATATTATAATCGATATATAATATTCATAATCATAAGAGCGAACATCTTTAGCATAATCGAAGCAATTATTATATTTATTTTTAATAAGCGGATCGTTATATGTCTTTTTTTCTTCAAAATGCTCCTTTTGTAGTGGAGACTCTTCAATATAATTTCCACGTACCCAAATACAGCAATCAGGGTTGCCGTCAAGATTACGAAAATAATGTTTGCATTCCTTACAATATACTTTTTTCATATTTTATTCCCCTTTTTTTGTATACTTTGTTTCTGATGGAATTTCTTTAACTTCTATTTCTAAATACTTTTCAAGCAATTCAATTTTTTTGTTTAATTTTTTAACAATAGTTTCTAAATTTCCATTTTTTGTTTCTAAGCAAAAACAAGTATCTAATAAAAAATCTATAATATTAGATTTACTGTAAGTACTTTGAAAAGTACCTATGTATTCTCCACCTCCACGCATATAATTCTGTTCTTCTATTCTGAGAATTCCTTCAATAGCTTTAATCTTTTCTTTTACGTTCATTTTGTTACCTTTCTTGTTAATTTTTTTACTTAACCCATGAAATTCTTGTAAGCTTGCTATCCGATCCATTAAACCAATACTCAATCCTAAACCCATTTGACTCTAGCGTAAGTTCAATTGCATGATCAACAAGATAGTCAAGCTTAACAAAAAACTCTCCAGCATTAACCGCATCTGATATTTTAATCATTATAGCTTGGTACTCCTCAGATTCTTCAACAGAAGTAAGAGTTCTACACCTACATACACTAGCTGATAATTTTATTGTCATTTTACTACCTCATTTATAAAATACTTGCTCAATGCTCTTATTATAGCATTTTCTAACTCCTCTTCATGTAGTTCAAAATAAAAATTATCTTCAGACCATGCCTCTTTTTTTATTTCAATAATTATGTCATTTAATAAAGATTGTGCATCTGGACCAACAAAAATGTTTGATCTCTTATCAAAACTATTCTCTTTCTGATCGAAGTACTCTTCTTTATTCATCTTATTACCTCCTCTTGTTTACTTATTTTTCCGCATTTTTCGCAAAATATTACAACTGTTCTAATTGTATCTTTAACTGTCCTTGTATTACCAGAATGATGAGCTAATGGTTCCCTTATGCTTTTATAAATTTCAGACTCTGTTACTACTGAAATAAACTTATGTTTACACTCTGATGATTGTATTGTCATTTTATTGCCTCACTTTTATTTAAAAAAATCTTTATTGAAAATAATACAGGTAGCCACTTATTTAGAAACTATGTTTTTTAATCTTTTAACCTCCTCTTCAAGCTCTTCTATTATATAATCTTTTGATTTAGTTCTGTAGGGAAAGCATCTCATATCAGGCTTTAATGTTTTCCCTGCTGTATTACCTTTAATAATATCTCCTATCTTTAATTCATTTGGGCCACCATGTAAAAAAGGTTCGGCTATAGCACCAATAACTGCTCCTATAATAAGGCTTTGAATACTAAATCCAGACATTAAAAGGCCCGCTATACCAAAAACAAAAGCCCCAGCCAAAGAACCCTCTTTTGTGTAACCCTGACATTTTTCTTTACTCATTTTATTGCCTCACTTTTTTAATGATTTTCTGTTTTTAAAAGTTCAGTATCATTTTATTGTCCTTCTTTGTTGTATACTTCTAATTATCAATTATAAGAAAATGTGATATATCTTTAGAATCAAAATAAGGTATAACCGGAGTAGATCCTTTGAATTTTGCTACTATTTTAGGATCACAATTGACTCCATTTTCACCCATAATAAATATTTCTGTATCCATTACTTCATCTGGTAAATTATTAATAGCTAATTTAAAATCATATAGTTTCATTTTATTCCTCCTTTAATCTCTTTTTAAGTCGTCTATTTCAAATCAATCTAGACACTGGCCGACGTTGTATTTTGAAGAATACAACCCACAATTATTAAGTGCGTTTATCTTATAAGGATCTCCATATTTTGCTATTGCTCTTTCTATAGGGGTGTCATGCATTTCAACTACATTAGGATGCTTGCAACGATGTTCACATGGCGTTGAATTAAGTGATTGATACCGATAGTGTATACAATCTTTACAGTAAACTTTTTTAGTACTCATTTTATTTCTCCTAAATTTTTCTATTTGTTTTTCATCTATATTATTACTTTATTTTTTATTCATTGTTTTTCTCTAATTTCTATCGAAAATTCGGGTACACAATACATACTTAAAACCCCTCCATGAGAATTCAGGCGGTATTTAACCACATAACCTTTTGCTTCACATTTTTGTGAATAATCCAAAACATATTCTGGCGTATAACCACAAGAACAGAATAATAAACTAAAACTAATTAAAATGACAATAATTACTTTTTTCATATTTTACCTCTTTATTTTTTAAACTTAATTAGTGCTTCTTTAGACACGATCATTTCTAATGGGACATATTTTGATAACGCTTCATATATTTTATACCTTTCATGCATACATCTTTAATTTAATTATTGGCATTTTTATTTTCCTCTTCAATCTGTTTTAAAATTTGTCTATATTGTTCATCAGTTAAATCATTTTTATTTGAATATTCTTTAGCGTGTTTCGTTAGCCATTCTGGCCCTCCGGCAACACAAGGATATTTTACATTACAATATTTACAATCAAGCCCTTTCGTTGGATCTTTACCCTCTTTCAAACAGGCTTTCACATATAAACAAGTTTTAAAATGTTTACATTCTTTAATGTTATTGCCTTCTTTAATATAATATAATATCTTTAGCTTAATACAATTACACTCATTGTCGTGTACATCCTCTTTTACTTTATTAAGATCTTCTTGTATGATATAATCAACTCCAGTAGCTTGTTTAATCATATCATTTTTAAGTTGTAAAAACCTAATAAGCCATTGTTTTGATGTCATTTTATACCTTCTATTATTATTCTCTTAAGGTTACATAAGTTGCCACAAAAAAAGCAATGAAAAATAAAACTAAAAATGGTATTGGTCCTGCAACATGAACAAAATACGTTGAAACAATTGCTACAACAGATACTGTAAGTAAAAGCGCTATGATTTTTAAAATAGTTTTCATTTTGTCCCTGCCTTAAATTAACTATTATAATACTTCCCTAAAAAAGTCAAGCACTTTTTTCATCATTTTTAAAAATAAACCATTTAGGAACTGGCCTTTTTGTCCATTTTGCTATATGTTGCTTCTCGCCGATGTAATAGTTTCTATATGCTTGTACAGGATCATTACATCTATACTGATCTGGCATACACTGGACAAAAGGGGTACGTTCAAGTTGATCAAAAGTATACATAGTTGTTGTAGTGCTTACACTATTTAGAAACTCTGTAATTTTTATAAAAGATAGATGACTTGTACACTTATTATAACGAAATTCATATTCAGCATTTAAAGAGTATAGCAGATCTACTAAATATTCAAAATTACCAAAAGATTTACCTGCCCACTTAACGCATGGATGATTTTTATGTGTTGATTTATATGGTGCATTAAAACCCTTCTCGTTAAGCACGGTACACAAAATTTGTGATGTTTCTAGTATCATTTTTATACAGTGTCTATTATTGTAATATGACACGCTTTTTTCAATGTTGTTGTCTAGTATAAATATGTTCATACGTTTTTTTCCTTATATTTTACTTGAACATAATAAAAATCCAGTGTCTCAGAAATACAATTCAATTTTGAGTTATATTTTTCTTCTTCACATTTTGCCCCTTTATCAAAAAAGTAGCATTTCAAACATGGTGCGCCATCAGTTGGATCAGCAAGTTTCTTTTTAAGATAAATTTTCATATCACTATTCCTATATATACAATATAATATATTTACCCAAAAAATACAATACTTTTTTTTTAAATTATGAAAAAAAGTTAAATTTTTTATTGTACTTATAATTACAAATTACTATTAAAATTTATATACTCATTTTATATTATAAATTTTTTGTGCAATTTTCCTTTTTAATCCAGTAACATATGCTTGAGATTTTTTCATCTCTTTAGCTATATCTTTTTGAACCCATCCATCAAGAAGTTTTTCTACAAGAAACATTTCTGCTTCGTTGAGAGTTTTTAATTTAGAGTTAAAATCTATTTCATCACATAGCTTTTGAGTGAAATCTTCTTTGGTGGCTCTAGTAATTCTTTCCACTGTTTTTTGAAAGATATTATTAACACGAGAACTTGTAGCATCTCCCATCACATCATCAAAGTAACATTCACTCACTCCGTACTTATAAATTCTATTCCTATTTCCAACATAATCAATTCTAAGTGACATATATGTTTGATAGAACATTTTATTTGTTTTATAACTATGATCTATTCTATTAATATCAATTTTAGTATTCATATTTTCAAGCATTCTATATTGTAACTCTTCTTTATAATCTTCAACATCTCTACTTCCATCATATGTGTGAAATTCTTTCCATAATTTAAATGCATATACATCAATAACATCTTTATGTCGATTATTTAATTCTACTATAGCTTTTTGACACATACCACAACTTTTATTAATATTATTTCCGGGACATTTTTGGCAACGATACATTTTTATCAATTCTTTGTCTGGCATTGTTGTCAAATCAGTATAATAATTCATATGATCTCCTTATAGTGTTATTAGTTCAAAAGTTCTATAAATATTTGAATTCTTTCCATCAATAAACATATCATAATTAATCAAATCCATCTCTTCTTTCAATTGCTCATCAAACTCATAACGAGCATAACCATTATTAAATATCCATTCACATATTTTTTCATCAGATTCAAATTTCTTTAAATTTTCTAAAAAAATTTTCTTATCTTTTTGAGTTAATATTTTCATTTCATTATCAGATAAAGTTGTTGCTGTATATCCTCCATATTTTTTTGTATTTCTGTCTGGTCTCCAATGCACTTGAATTCCAAAACTTTTTTCTTTAGAATACCACAAATATCTATCTTCGATATTTGTTTTTTTATTGTCAATAAGCCAATCTATTCCTTTTTTAAGTAAATTTTCATATACTGTAATATCCTCTCCAACTCTTTCATGATACCTGACAACAGAATGTTCTGTATCATAAATAAAATATCCTTTATATGTCAAGACTTTTTTAAAATATTCTTTTATAGGAAATAATGGTTCATATCGAGTTACCATATTTCCTCCGCTACAATCTCATCACGACATGTTAGATATCGACCAGTAATATAAAAATCTGACCTATTATAATTTGTTTTCCAGACTTCATTACAATCGATAATACCAGTAATAATATTTTCAGCAGTATCGATCCATTTAGTAGAACTGAATTTTGAATTACAAACCTCAAAAGTATGTGTCATTTTACTACTCATTGTTACTCTCCTTTTTCTTCTTTATTATTACATTCCTCTTCTTCATTATCATAATCATCTTCTTCCCAATAAATCTCATCCCCTTTAGTAAAAATCATTTCATATATTTCTTCTTCCATAATATCTAGCAAATCTTCTGGAACTTCCATAAAAAATACTTGATTTTTCATAAAATAAAAATGAACTATGTATTCATCAAATTCAGGATCATCTCCACAATCTGAAAATAACGGACTGTCCGGATTATTACATGGTGGAGCCGGTCTTGTTGGAGTAAATCCTTTAACTTGAATAAGTACATCAAAATTTCCATTATCTAATTTCAAAGAGGAAATAAAATCAAAATCTAATTTTTTCATTATTTTACCCTTATTATTTTATTTTCGATATTAGCTATTTGACTTTTAATAGCTATGAGATTCTTTTTTAAGGATGGCAAAATACTCCCATAATATTCTTGCATATAAGGAGAAGTAGCATAGGCTTTTTCTCCTCTTGCATATTCTCTTGCATCATTATAAATAGCAGTATGTTTATCAAGCATTTTGTATAATTTGATTAAATCAGTCATATTAATTCTCCTTAATCTAATCTAATATATACAATATAATATAATATATAAAAAATGTAAACAACTTTTTTATAAAAATAAAAAAAAGTTCAATTTTTTAGTGTAAATTGAACTTAAAGATTGATATAAAAATTTTTATATATTAAATAAAAATTATTCAATTCCGCATTGAATAGGTCTTCCATATTCATCGAGTTTATACATAACATTTAGAATCATTTGTTTTTCTGTTTGAGTATGCTTTTTACCATTTTTTATTATTGTAGACGTAACAACATACATAACTTGATTATTTTGACATACTTCAATCATTGATACATTTGATTCTAGAATAGCACTAACATCTTGATACATTAGATCTGGATAATTTTTTTCCTCCACAGTATTATTAGTCACATTAGTTATTTTTTTATTTCCTGTATCATCATCACAGGAGAAATACAAAAAAGATAAACACACTACAATAAAACATAGAAAAATTTGTTTAATCATTCGACCTCCTTAATATATTTAACTTTATTTTTAATAAAAATTTCAATAGCAGTTTGATAAGTATTTTCTCCCAAAATATGAAAAATTAAATTAAGATACATATCAGCATATTCTATACCATGGGGAGCAATATCTCTATCAAAATAAATTCTATCACAAATTCCATGTGCTATTTCATGTAAAATTGTTGCTTGATTTTTAGACCATTTAGGAAGTTTCATAGCTATTGTATAATTATCTTCCAACCACCCATATGCTACATTTCCTTTACTGCAATAAACATGAATGTGTTTTATATTGAATTTTTTAAACCATTTATTAGCAAGAATTTCATTAAGAAAAATTTGTATTTCCGATAAATTTTTATAAAATTTCAATTCAGATTTATATTTCCGTCTGAATTGCCTATCAGAGTCATATATTTTTTGTCTTTGAAAGTCTCTCATATTTTATATAATTCATTTAATCTTTTTAAATATGAAGTTGCTCCTGTATCTCCACTTGTATACCATTCTAATTCTTTAGCTCTAATAGCTAATTGTCTCAAATCAACAATAAATCTCTTCACTTCATCAAGAATAATTTCTCGTTCCTCATCTGTAGCATCTGATAACAAATCATATTTATGATCTGTATCATTCCCATACTTTTCACATATTACTCCATCATTAATAAAATCTCTTTCAATTTCATCTGCAAGATATTCTAAATATCTATATTGATATTGATAGTGTCCACCACTCATTGTTATATTTCCTCCAATATTACATCCCTCAATTTTAGTTGATTCTTTATTTGAACCATAAAAAATATACCCGGATCTTTCTTAATAGTTCGCATATCACTTTTTTCTTTCCATAAATCAGTTTTTTCGAACTTTCTATACTCATAATGTCCAATAACATATTTAATAGTCGGATATTTTGAAATTAAGTATTCACATAGTTGTACATTTGCAATCATTTGTTCTTGTGTCAAATCATTATATCCAATATTCTCTATTCCAATAGAGCACCAATCTAGTCCTATACAATGTCTTCCAATTAACAAATCTGGCATAAGTCTATAAACAGTTCCATCTCGATCAATAATAAATTGAGTACCAACATTTAATCTTCCATATCTTCGTATATAATTCCAAGATTTATAGTAACGACCTCTTAAAGAATCATCAAAAAAATATTCACGTATATTATCAACAGAATTACTATGATAACGAGATTCTGTACTGTGAATAACAATAATTTTAGGATCTATTTGAACTTGTGCTTTTCCATATCTAATTCTTGTGTATTCTTTGATGTTTTTAATACGTTGTTCTGTTACTGGAATAGATTTATCCTCAATAATCAAAGTATCATTTGTTATTGAAGATAAAAATAAGATAGAACTTAAAATAATTAAATACGGTTTCATTTCTGTTCTTTACCACGCTTAACTGATTTATTTATACAGTCAGAACAATATAATTCTGGTCCACAATAATCATCATCTAGAGTATATCCAATTATGTTTTTACAACCTGTGCCTTGACACTCTAATAGGTGTACTACATTTGGGTTTTCACAATCACATTCAGCTCCCCACAATTTAGAAGGGTATTGTTTTCCACAATTCAGACAAAGATCTTTGTTTGCGATTTGCTGAAGAGTCTCTTGTTTTGTCATATATCCTCCCTAAGTATTGTTTTGAATAAATAAAGTTCCTGTACATGTTTAGGAAGTTGTTCCCAATAATCTCTTACATCTAAACTATTTTTGGTTTCCTCACAATATAATTCCCATGCTAATTCTTCTCGTTTTGTCATATTATTTTTCTCCCCTCAAAATAATGTTTTCTACATACTGGACATTGAATATCAATATTGTTATCTAAATCTTCATTGGTGATGAAAACCAACTCATCCTCATAAAGACAATGTAATATTTTTCCCTGTGCTATTAACTCATCATGTGTGTATAATTGATAGGTATCACGAATAGAGCATGTTTGTAATTTAAGTTTTTCCATTATTCTTCTCCAATATTATAAATTATTTATTATTTTATACAAGTCTTGTTCAAGTTCAGAATTTTCTATACCAGTATGTTGTTCGGCTACATATTTAAAAGCTTCACATAATCTCTCATGTATAACACTTTTTAATTTTATCATTAAATCAACACAGGTATCTGCTTGAATATAACTATTTTTTTGAATATTTTCTATAGTTATTTTTTCAGCATATTCTTCTGCAATTGAAACAAAATCCTGTGTGTAAATTTCCATTATTTTTCTCCAATAAGTATTTCTAAACAGTGTGTTCCAACATCAATGAAAATATGATAATGATAACCATCATCTGGATTGTGTTTATGTTTAGCAATTGCAAGACCAAACTGTAATTGATCTTCATATTTAATCCATTGCGCTTTCATATACTTTTACACTCCATTTTAGTAGATTTAAATTGTACACTTTTATAACCAAAATCTTCAGTAAAGGGCATACAATGATACCTTTTGAACTCCCCATCAAAATACTCTTTAAAAATGTATTTAGTCGGGACTCGATGTTGAAGATAATAATTATATCCATTAATACCTAAACTAAAAGCAGAAATTAGTGATAATATTATTAATTTGTTCATATTTTTTTATTCTCAAATTTCTTCTTTTTTTGATATTGTGAAAAATTATCCGCTGTACAATCCATACATCTTTGAGAAATCAAATCTTCCCCAGTATAAGAGGTACAATTTTCACAATTTTTTCTATAGGTTGCATTTCCATCCAGTATACGGGCTATTAATCTCTGTTGTTCTTGTATAAAAAGAAACCCCTTTTCTCTTAATATTTCAATATAAGAAGTTGACCCATAGTCCCCAGATGTTAGCCACTCAAGTGCTTTTGCACGTTCTGCACAATTCTTTAAATCAACAATAAGACTTTTCACTTCATCTAAAATAATTTCTCGTTCTTCATCTGTAGCATCAGAAAGATAGTCATATGTTCTGTTTTCGCCAAAATCACTTTTCACAACCCCATCATTAAGAAAATCACGTTCAATCTCGTCTGCAAGACACTCTAAATATCTATATTGGTATTGATAATGTCCACCGCTCATTTTTATATTTCCTCCTATTCTTCATAATCATCTTTTTGTATAAAAACTCTATCTGATATAAATTCTATTGTTTTAATTTCAAAAGAGTAACCTATTTCATTATAAATTACCGCCTCCGCCTGTGATATACAACTAGCTGCTATCCAGCATACAAGATCATCACTATCATCTGAAGATGCTATAACTTTATATAATTTCATTTTGTTTTCTCCTCTCCCATAACTTCTAAAAAATATCCACAATACCAATTAGGTTCAACTAGTACATAGTCATAGTCAATATCTAGCCCTTCTATAATTTTTGTACATTGCCCCATGTAATAAAAATAACAGTTTTTACATTTTAATTCTTTTGGTATTTTCATTTTATTCTCTCTTCAACAAAGTCTCCACAAACATAATCTGGTTCTACAATGAAAGAAACATGTTGAGTGTAGCGTAAGTCTTCTATTTCGATATGCTTAGTACAACATTTATGATAATAAAAATTACAATTTTTACAACATAATTCTTTGATAGTTTTCATTTTTTATTCCATCACTCCACAAGGACTTTCATTTAAAAATACATATCTTTCATATAGTTGATAATAAGATGTTATAGATGAATTCCGTCCAATAATTACTCCATCCGGATAAATTTCAGTAATTATAAATTTTCCAAATATCTGTGATACTTCATGTTTCATACTCTTATTAAAACAATCATGTCCTATAGCAATATAGGAATAATCCAATTTGATACATTTTCCTAATAATTGAGTTTCTGCTTCTTTAAAAGTAAATGGTCGATAAGTTTTTTGTTTTGGAATACGCCAAGTACCCCTTGTATAACCTTCTGTATTAAAGCTAAATCCGTCTTTAAAGAGAAATTCATCATCTTTAGAAACTACAATAATACTATTATTAGGACATCCATATTTAACAAAAATAGCCGACTTCCATTCATTATCTGGCATAATGCATACTTCAACCGTGTCCCCCATTTTTAATTCCTTTTCATTCATATTATTTCCTCCAATAGATTATTTTTTCTCCTCTAAAATAATATCCCCATCGGGCAATAACGTATACTTTTCAGTATATTGTTCACACGGTTTCTCAATTTCACAATATTCACAATCTGCATCATCGTGTACTATTATTTTATAATATTTACAATAGGCCATATTTTCCTCTTTAAAACAACTAATACCCATTTTTTGTTTCTTCTAATTATAATATATATGATTTTAGAAATTTATTTAAAAACATTAATAATCTTTTGAAAAAAAGATGTATGTTTACAATTTATACAATAGACTTTCGGTGTGCTAGGTATTTTTAAAAAATCTTCAACAGATATTTTTTTAAAATTACTGTCATCAAAAGAATCTATATCATCATAGGTTATATTTTTATAGTATCCATCAAAGTAAAAACAAGGTTTATTAAGATTCTTAAGAACAAATCTATTGACAAACCAACTATATCCTAATTTAAAAGCATGTTCCTGTATATTGATTGATTCTCTACAGGAGCTAACTATAACTTTGTAACTATTCATACTATTCCTCATATTCTTTATAATATTCTTCAGCAGCTTTTAATTGCTCTTGAACTTGAGGTTGATTTAAAAATTGTTGTATATCCTTAATGTGTATACCACCTATTCCATCAATTATTAGATTATCAATGTCAAGATTTTCATATTTTTTAAAGTCTGGGCTTAATCTTTTTACAGGTATCAATACAAAAACTAAAAACACAACAAACAGAAATATTGATAAACATCCAATAATAAATATAATTTTGTAAATTAATAGTTCCATTATAACCCCATTTTAACAACTCGAATCTAATTTAAGTCTAAAGGCAAATCCCACGAGAAACGAAATTGAGCCTACTATCCGTAAAACTGTCAGAGCATCTGAATTTGTAATCCAGAAAGTGAACACACCAATATCCCAAAATATTAAACTACCAACAAGAGCTGGAAGTAAAAATACACTAATTGAACCCACAAAGCATAGGAAGCCAAAATATATTGCTTTTATCACGCTATTCACACTCCTCTTTATTCTTACCACACAACTCAACTCTCATATGATATTGCCCTTCATACACACTACCAAAAGACATTTTTTTAAAATCTCCTGATATTTTCAAATCACATTCTTTAGTACCCGAATAAATTTTACCTAATGGACCAGTTATTTTTATTCTATAAAACCCCCTAATAGTGTTGAATTCTGTATTAGAAGCTTGTAATGGAATGAAAATCAACAGAAACATTAGACAAAATTTTGATATCATTATTGACTCCTATATTATAATATATAAGATTATTCAAAAAATTTTTTAATCCAACTAATAAATGAAAACTTTTCTTCATAATGCTTACAATTATTAATTTCATTGCTTTCATACATATGAACAAATACTGGCATCTTAATAATTGCAGTATCATATTCATGTTCAATTTTATTACAAATTAATGATGTTGGATCTTTTATGTAATATTTACAATCTGAACAATACACTTTCTTATTTAGGTCTTTTGGATTTTGCCCTTCTCTCAATATTCTACATTCTGGTTCTTTTGGTTTTTCATTTGAATCTTTTGTCCATATAAATGATCTATCTGGTTTTTTGTTTCCTTCAGTTACAGTTCTAAGATAATCTTTAGGATTGAGCATTCGTTTTGTCTTTTTCTTTTCAATATTCTCAGCTATTTCAGTTAACCCTTCAATTATACCTTCAACTACTGGATTAGAGTATGGTCTAGTTGATGCTGGAGGAGGTGTAGGTCGTTTTATATTTTTTGGTTTTGAATTACTTTGTTTTTTAGTCATTGTATTTTTCCTTTTTGAATTTAATCAATGCTTCTTTAGACATAATCATTTCTAATGGAACATAGCACGATACTATTCTATAAATTTCAATGCATAATTCTTTCATTTGTTTTTCATCCATATTATTTAATCCTTTATTTTATCTCCAAAACAAAATACTTTATAAAATTTATTGTTTTCTGGTAATAAAAGGTATATTCCAGTATATTTTGGTTTATTAAATAATACTTTTATTTCATGTATGCCAATAGAATGTTTTTGAATAAACCTCATACTAAATGTATTTGTTTCTTTGTTATATCTAAGTTCCCATTCCTTTAAAAGTTTACTTAATAAATTATTAAAGACATCACCACAATAAGTAGAAAAGAAACAAATATTACCTTCAGTTTTACTATTAACAAGATACATAGAATAATATTCGTAACTATAATATACAATAGTTTTAATTATATACTCTAATTTTATATTTGAAGCATTAACCGATAATTTCATTAGTTTTACTCTTTATAAGTTATTAATATATAATAATGTTAAAAATTATTTATATTTTTCTAATATTTCATTCCAACATTCATCACATCGAGTATATAACCAACTATTACCTCTAAGTTTCCCTTTAGCACCACATTCTTCACAAGTAGTTTCAGATTCTTCTTCAGCTTTTTCTATTATTGTCCACTGTTCTTCAGTAGCTCCATTGGCATATACTCTAAGTGTTCCAAATTTTTCTTTTATTTGAGCAAATCCCTGATTAAAATCTAATTTTTTTAATTCAATACACATATTCCAAAGTAAGTCAAACCAACCGTCCAACACTTCAAAACCGAATTGGCATTCATCAAACCAACCGGGGAATTCATCGTAAAACTTTTTTTCTAATTCTTCTCTCATTTACTTATACCCTTCCTTCATAATCCTTACAATTATGTTTTGCGTTTTTATAATCTGCTTTGACATATGATATTGCAACAGCATTTGAGTATATTTTTAATTTGCAAACTCTAATGGTTTTACCATGTTTCGTATTTATAAAATATATACAATTTTCACAGTATACTTTTTTCATATTAACCTCATTACAATAGCTTCTCCCGGACAATCGGCTTCATGCAAACATTTTCCACAATCAATACATTTATTTTGATCAATAATCATACCTTTATACATCCCTTCTATTGTAGGCTTAGGACCAATAGCTTCTTGTGGACAAAGTTCCTCACAATTTCCGCAACTCATACATTTTTCAATCAAAATTTTCATTTATATTTTCCTTTTAAAGTTTAAAACAAGACAGCGCAATTATGTATTGTGCTGGACCATAGAACAACCAAGTATAAGTAACTGCTCTGTTAAAAGGACGAACAAAGGCATCAATAGCTAAAATGATATCTGAAATCAAAAAGCAGATAGTACCAATTTTAAGTTCAGGAGTATTAGGAACTCCAAACGAAATAACTACCATTGAACATAAAACAAACATATAAACTACAACAGGTATCAACAATTCTTTATTCAAATTTTTTAACAAATTAAACATAACAACAATTATTGCAATCATCGCAGCAGTGACTCCTGCACTAACAGAAGTATATATAGATACAGATGATAATCCGATAATATAAAAAATGTGTGTAATAAGAAAAAATACAATACCATGTTTCAATAAGTCTATCTCTTTAATCATCAACATACTGTCCGCTACAACAGCAACAATTAAACCAATCAAAATACACATATTTGTAAATGTAAGTCCTGTTGTGTATATACCCACAAGAGCTATACCAATTGATGATAAAGTAATCAATGGTGTTGCTAGATATTGTACAAAAGTATTACCTTTAGCTTTGAGTACCATATTGACTAGCCAAAACACTGTCAAAACTCCAATCACGATCATGCCCATAGTTTTAATCCTCTTTATTTTAAAGATTTTTTATTATTACTTCTATCTACAGAAATAATTTCAGAATTATATAGCCATATGCCATCATTCTGTGATCCATCAGTCAGAAATACTAAATAAGCCTCTTGTTTAAGATCTAGTATATACTTTTTATCCGCCACTTTTCCTTTACCAAAACGAGAGCACTCAATAGTATCTCCTACTGTAACATATTCTTTATTCCTCACCATTATCACTCTCAATAATTTCTTCTGTATAATTACATTCTTTTATATTTGATGGATTAATTAAACAAATACCGCATTCATTATTTGTATCAACTTCTTTTTTGTAGTGGGTGCAATAAATTTTCATATAATCCTCATTTGAATATATTCTTAGTATCTATTATATAATAGTTATAAAAAAAATTTACACTTTTTTTAATATTTTTATATTTATACTAATAATTATGGAAATATTTGCAAATAAAGAAATTTTGATAGAAGAAACCATATCAAAAGAATATGAAAAATATTCTGATGAAGAAAAGAAAAATCTTCACAATCTCTATCATCATTATAGTCAAAATCCAGAAAAATTCGATCGAATGATTAGAAAGTTGGAGAAAGTTATATTTAAAAAAAGACCCCCAACTATGGCAGAATTTCTTGATGCTAAAAATGGTTGGCTTCCGAGAAAAGTTATAGATTCTATATGGCCACATGTTAAAGAAGATTTATTAAATATAGTTGACGGTGAAGAAAAATATTTTCAAATTTCTCTATACGGATCTACTCGTTTAGGAAAATCTTTCATGGCGCAACTTCTTATGATTTATACTATTGTATTTATGCAACATTTAAGAAGTCCCGCACTATATTACGGTTTATCCCCCCTTACAAAATTATGTATTTACATCATTTCATTCAAATTTGATAAATCGAGAGAAATATATTTAAAAGATATTTATAATTTTTTAGAAAACTCAGAACGATTTGTTAAGATTAAATTTCAAGATCAAGTTAAAGAAAAGCAAGAAGAATATGGCTGTGATAAAATAGTATGGTCTAAAGCTTCTGTTTCTGGTGAAATAACAGTAGCTTCTGGATTACAAATATTACTTGGTAATAAAAATCCAGATGAAATAATTGGAGCGAACTGTTTACAAATTTACATATCTGAGATTGCATTTTTTATAAATCAAGCAGGAGCATCTGAAGATGATATTTTTGAACTATATACAAATAGTTATTCTCGTATTCGTGCTACTGTTGGAAAAAATTATTTAGCGTGGGTATTTCTTGATTCGTCTGCAAATTTTGAAGAATCAAAGATTGAACGACATATTATAAAAACTCTTCAATATGATAAAGATACATATTTTAGATGGAGATCACAATGGCAAGCTAGACCATGGGATTTTAAACAATATTATAAAGGATTGCAGGAAGCAAAAAAGAATAATATTCCAGAAGAGTTAATAAATGAAGAACTTTTAAAAAAAGGATGTGTATTTCAAGTTATTACTGGAAATGGTACAATTCCAGCACAAATGGTTACTAATCAAGCTCAAATTTCTGGTATTTCAAAAGAGTTAATAGACTATGTTCCTATTGATATTAAAACAGAATATGATAATAACCTTATAAAGTCAATTAAAGATATTGGGGGAAAACCAACATCTAATGAATCAAAACTTATTCAAAATGTAAAATTAATTGACGCTCTTTTTAATAATACTTATTTAAAAAATATAGAAGGTGGCTTAATAGCTGATGCTGCTGATTTTCCTGAAGAATTATTATGGAAACAAGTAGAACAAATATTTTTTCATAAACAATTTAATGGAAGAACTCAAATATATAGAGCACCAACTGAACCTAGATTTGTAGGAATAGACGTAGCTCATTCCGCAAAAGGAGACGTTTATGGATTTTCAATTGGTCATCTAGAATATTCAAAATTATTAAAAGAACGAATGTATATAGGGGATATGAATTTTGTAATTCTTCCTGGATCTGAAGGTATAAATTTGAGTGCTGTAGAACACTTTATTATTGATTTAATGACCAAAGGAAATTTATCTATTATAGCGTTAGCTTCTGATACTTTTCAATCACAGCAAACTATACAAGATTTAAAAAGAATGAATATTAATATTATAAGACCTCAACTTGATACATCTCTTGAACCATATATTCGTCTTTTAACTTCTTTGGTTACCGGTTCATGCAAAGTAGGTAAGAATATATTTTTAAAAAATAATTTGAAATGTCTTGAAAGAGTTAGACCAGATAATGGGCGGGAAAAAATAGACCACCCAAAAGGACCAACTGTTAATAAATATTTTGGTGATTGGAATAATTCAGAAGCGGGTAAAAATGCAAAAGACTGTTCAGATGCTCTCTGTTCCTCACACTATGCTGCTTTAGAGAGTCAAGTGTTACCATCAACAGTTTATGAAGAAGAGAATAAAAGATGTAATAAAGAAATTATAAAAGATGATGAATACTTTAAAAAAATAGATGAAGATTATAAAAAAATTACTGGGGAGTTTTTCAAAATGTGATTTTTTTATACTAATAAATATAAGTCAATAGGAGTTCGATATGAAAACATTAAAATGGACTTGGTTTTTGCTTATATTATTATTTTATTCAATTCCTAGAATAGTATACGCAATTAAATTTTTAATTTCAGACGAATCAGAAGATAAAGAGGATTGTAATTCGTATATAAATAATCTTGCCGAATCTATAAAAGAATTAAATAAGGAAACAAGGATGTTATGAAAAAGGGAATTATAATACTAAAATGTCGTTGTGGTTATGAAGACTCTGTTAAAACAGAAGGAATTTGTCCTATGTGTGGTAATGAAATGAAACTGGAATTTAAGGAAACAAAAGAGGAAATTAAGGAGATTAAAGAGAGGATTCATTATGACTGATAAAACTAAAATTATAGTAGTAAGTGTGGTATCAGCAGTACTTGTTGCTGGTTCTTTTGTAGGCGGATGGTATGGATCAAAAAATTGGTATGGTAATAAAAAACCTGTCGTAAAAATAGTGAAAGAAACTGTAACAGAAACCAAAATTATAAAAGTTCCAATGAATGATGCTGAATGGGAAGCTTGGAAATTAGCCCCGATGAAGATAACTGGCAAAATGACCTCAACGGATGTGTTTTATGTCGAAGCTTCTGATGGTTATAAGATAGGAAGTAAATCGTTCACTCTTAAAACTACATGTCCAGATGAAGGAAAAAACGTAATGATATTTAGTTATGTTGGCGGTATTGATTATAAAGCTGATACTTTTAAATGGCAACATGGAGCATCTGTTTCATATCATTATATGATTCTTCCAATGATCGGATGTGGAATTCAAATTATAGCGACGGAAAGTAATGTATTTCTAGCTCCGGGAATTATAGTAAAGTTTTAATAGTATGAATTGGTTATTTACATTATTATTTCTCACAGTACCTTTAACAGCATATGCTAATATAGACCATGAATTTGAGAAATTCCTATATGGTAACTTAAAATATGAATTTCAACAGGATGCCAGAAACTATCTGAAAAAGAATTTATACAAAGAAATAAATAATCAATTTTATAAAATAGATACGTCGTGGATCGAATATATTCCAACTATAATGCAGATTTATTTAAATAGTTTTGCTTTACAACAATATGATACAAATAATTATACTTTTGTAGTAGAAAAATTGAGTTGGAGAGAAGTTAAGATAGAAGTTAGATATTATTTTTAGGCTATTATATCTTTTATTTTTATAGATATTTATACTAATAAATATATGATGGGTAGAAATATTCTCATCATATCCGAAATATGTTAATGTTATTATGTTATGGAGATTGTTATTGTTAAGTGGAAGCACTCCTTACTAACCCCCTATATTTACAATATTTGAGTGAGTATCAAAAGAAATATAAAAATTTTCTTTGTGATAGTACTGCGCAAATAGGAGATATTGTATATATACATCCTACCGAAAATAATAAAGTAATTGTTAATATTGATAATTGTAATGATAATCCTTCAGTTGGAATTATTGTTAAAAAAATTTCTATAACTGAAGCAAAAGTACAGCTTTGTGGAGAATGTTCTTTATTGTTCTCTGGACTTCAAAAATCTAAAAATGTTTTTCTTGGACTGGATGGAAAGTTAACAAATGCCGTTCCAAATACTGGTTTTATTCAAAAAATTGGAATATCTCTAGAAGATCAAAAGGTCTTCTTAAATATTGATTACATGAGGATAAAAAGGAATCCTTTTTAAAAAAAATTATACTAATAATTGTAGGTAGTTTATGGAAAACAAAATTAAAAACAAAAATAAAACTAAGGATTTGTGGTTTTATGCTTTTTTGAGAATACGTGGCTATGAATTGTCAGATTATGTAAAGCATGAAGATACAAATAAATCTGAATTTATTTTTAATATTACTAATGATGAATGGAAACAATTAAAGCTTGATTTTAATAAATCCGATTTATCAAAAGGAAAGTGGTTTATCGAAGAAGCAAAAGATTTAATTTTTGGATAGGGTGGTCAAAGTTATGGACGATATTCAAAAACCTCAAAAACGTAAAAAGCAAAAACTGTTTTCTGAACCAACTACAATAAACAATAATGATTTAACTATAGAAGAGAATTCTTCTAAAATTTTATTAGAAAAAGAGGCATTAAAACTTGAAAATTATATGTTAACTATTGCAAACAAAAAAATGCAATCAGATAATATTTTAATGCAAATAACTAATAAAAAATTAATTCTTGAAAATGCAGAATTAAAAGAACAAATAGAAAAATTTAAGCTTGATAAAATTAAAAATGATATTCAGTTTTTAGAAGCTCAAAAAGAAAACAACCAAAAACAAGTTAGTTCTGTAATGAAAGATTATGATAGTTACAAAAAAATGTTAGAAGATAAATACACGTTAGCGGGAAAATGGGGATTTAATCCCGAAACATTCGAAATTATGGTTGATTGAGGTAAATTTTTATGAGTATTAAAAAATTCTTATTCGTTGATTCGGATAGTTTTTATTCTGAATCGTCTGGAGCATATGAAACTTCTGATTATATCAGCGGTACTGCTGGTGCGGGAGATGCAAATAAGCCTATTAAAACAAATCCTTCTGGTTTGTTAGATGCTACCTTTTTGCCATCTGTTGTAGTGAGGACAGATCAAGATTCAACTCTTGCTTCTGGAGTAACTATTGCTGTTAATCCGGCAACTACTTTTACAGCTAATGATCTTATTTCTAAATCTTATGCAGATGCTATTGCTGCTGGTTTTGGTCCTAAACGTTCTGTAAGAATAGCTACTGATGCAAACATAGACACATTTGTTTATGATAATGGGACTGATGGTGTTGGTGCAACATTAACAGCTCCTACAAATAATAGTTCTTATAACACTATGCAGTCAGTTTTATTGTCTGTTGGTGATAGGGTTTTAGTTAAAGACCAAACAGATACGTTTGAAAATGGTATTTACGCTGTAAGTGCATTGGGTAATGATTCTGACACATCTTTTACTTTGACAAGAGCAATTGACTTTGATAATAATCCAGATGGAGAAATTCGTCCTGGTGATTATACTTTCGTCATTGAAGGTACAAAAGCCGATCTCGGTTTTGTTCAGATAGATTTTACAACTAGTGATGTTGTTGGAACAGATCCTATCACTTTTACTGAATTTATGTCTCCGACTGTTTATGTTGCTGGCGACGGTATTGATATTGCCGGAACAACTATATCAGTAGATGTAACTGATTTTATTGATACCACGTATGGATTAACAGAAAGTTCAAATGATATTCGAGTTAATCTTGATTCTGCTGGTGGTCTTGGTTTTGATTCTATAAATTATGGTATTGAAGTAGTACCGGATGTAACAACTGGGGCAACTGTTGCTCCTGTGACTGTTGGAGCAAATGGAGTTGGTGTAACTGTAGATAATAGTACTATTGGCCATACTTCTGGAACTTTGGGAGTTAAAGCTGATGGTATAAACGACACTCATATCAATTGGGGTACTGGTGCTAATCAAGTATCTGCAGTTGATGTTCCAATCGCTGATGCCGGCGGGTATACTACTCAAACTGAAGTTGAAGGAGCATTACAAGAAATTTATGGAATGTTGGCTGAAAGTGGTGCTGAAACTTTTACTGTTGGTGCTGGTGGAGTTACCAAAGGTGATTTAGTTTATGTAAGTGCAAATGATACTGTAAATAAACTTGATATAGATGATTCAGAATATGGTATTGGTTTAGCAATGGCAACTATTGGAGCAGGTAGTTCAGTGAAAGTTGTTCAAGATGATACTATTCTTGAAGGAGTTCTTACTGGAGCTATAGCAGGAGCTAAATATTACTGGTCATGGGATGGTTCAACTGGTGGTATAACTGCAACAGCACCCACTGCATCCGGTAAATCTGTATGGCAAATTGGTATAGCTAAAAATGCAACAGATTTGTATGTAGAAATAAGATTCATAACAAAACGGTCTTAATATTAAATAAACAGGGGAGGAACTCCACTCCTCTGTTTTGTAATTTTTATGGATAATGTAAAACCATTAAAGTTGGAAACTTCTATCGATGGATCTCAAAATGATGAGTTTCAAACAGAAGTCAATTCATTAGAAGATTATATTACTGCTAAAGGTTTTTCATTTGAAAATTTAAAAACCCATTATATTGATTTAAAAGATAATGAAATAGCCTTTACGGATATAGTGAATGGAACTCTAAAAATTTCTGAAATAATGGGCGGTGGTGGTTTAACTGCTAATTCTCATAAAGCACTCGATCAGTTAGTTCATAATATATCAGAAACATGTTATGTAGAAATAAATAGAACCAATAATAAAATAAATTCTGTAATTTATTGGGATTCTATTTCTAAATTAAAAAAAATAAGAGAGGAATTAATAACATATTCATCAAATTTTATTTCTGAAGTCGTTACGAAACAATATGACAGTTCTGGTAGTCTTTCAGAAACCTTAACTGATACATATAATAGAGATGTTAATAATTTTGTTACGTCAATCACATCTGTATTATCATGAGGTATTTATTATGTTTTTTAAATGGATAAATCAAAAACTTGCAGAAAAATTTAAAAAAGAGACTAAACCATCTGCTCATAGAGAAATGACTTTAGAATCCTATCAAAGATTTCAATCTAATGGTGAAGGAATTTATTATTGCAATGTAAAAGGAAAATCAAATACAATAACTGCTAAACTTATAGAATTTTTTGCTCATAAATTAACACATAGTTTTGCTGTTCTTTTTTCAAATGATTTAAGGAGTTGGTTCACTGACGAACAATGGAAAAAATTATGTGATAGATGGAATTATCATTATGGTGTCACAACTGGTATTCCTTCAACAGTAAAAGCATTAATTTTAGGTTCTGCAGATCAAGATGGTATAAATATAATGGATTATTCTGCATATCAAAGTAGAGAACATTCTATTAGAAAAGCACCATTAAATTCAATACAAATTAAAAAACTTCTTGAGTTTGTATGTCAAGATAAGATATTAAATGCTAATTATGATTATGTTGGTCTTGCATTACATTTAATTTCTAGGAAATTGCAAGATAAAACTGCATGGTATTGTTCTGAGTTGGTATATGATTCTTTTATGGCAATAGGAGTTAAAACTGCAAAAAAACCATATCCTACTCCATATGAGCTCGAATGCTATAATAAAGAATGGATAATTTGGAGTAATCTTTAGTTTATAAAGATTATGAAAATTTTAAATAGATTTTAATAAGGGATTAAAAAAGTATACTAATAAATATATTTAATTTTAATGAGGCAAAGTATGAAGAGATACAAAAGACTTTTTGAACAAGAAGATATGGTTGTTAAACCAGAAGAAGAAATTAACGAACCAGAAATGGATTTAAAACAACAAACACAAGATGCAGTTATTGAAAATCCAATGGTTGAAGAAGATGATGAAGAAATTAATTTCGAAGATGAGAATGAAGAAGAATTTAATTTTGAAGAAGAAGACGAAACCCTTCCAGAAATAGAAGATGATGAAGAGGAATTCAATTTTGAAGAAGAAGACGATGATGAAATTCTTCCTGAATTAGAAGATGAAGAAGAATTTAATCTTGAAGAAGAAGATTCTGAATTTCCAATCATTAATTTTGAAGAGGAAGATGATGATGAAATTCTTCCTGAATTAGAAGATGAAGATGAAATTCAAGAACCAGAAATAGTACAATAATTTAAGGTAATAAATGTCATTTAATATAGTAGAAGGAATTGTCCGTGTTTCTGATGATAACGGCAATTTAGTAACTTCACAAGATAATGGTTCTCAAAGAGCATTAGATATTGGAGTTACTGTAGAGGGTAATCAAATTGACCCAAGACAAATTAGACAAATAACTACTTCTGATGAAATAACTGTACAGCAAGGAGGTATCTGGGATATTAATAATATTTCGGGTACTGTCTCTTTACCTACTGGAGCTTCTACAGCAGCTAATCAGATAACAACTAATAGTAAGCTTGACACATTACACATAGATATAACCACAACACAGCCAAGAAAATTACAGGATGGTTCTGGTAATGTTATAACTTCTCAAATATCTGGTTCTCAACGTGCTCTGGATATTGGAGTTAATGTTGGTGGCGTTCAAGTTGATCCAAGACAAATTAGAGCTTTAATTTCTTCAGATATTATAACTGCAAATCAAGGGGGAGTTTGGAACATCACTAATATTTCTGGAGAAGTTTCTTTGCCTACTGGTGCAGCCACTTCCGCCAATCAATTAACTACTCATGCTAAATTAGACACAGTTAATTCTAATTTAACAACTATTGATTCCGACATTAAAGCTTCTCAACCTCGTAAATTACAAGATGGAAATGGCAACATAGTAACTTCTACGATTGTTGGATCAACACGATCATTAGATGTTAATATTTCTGCCTCTGCTGATTCTGGAGTATGGATTCGAGATGGAATAAATGCTTCATTTAAAGCAAAAGTTGACGGTTCTGGAAATCTATATATGGTTACTCCAACACCAGAAGCTCCAGCAGGGAAAACATCAATAGTAGATACAAAACAAGGGGATGTAACCGGTACTTCCGATAGTTTTACAATAATACCTTCTGGATTTGCAATTACAATACAAAGATTAAAAGCCGGTTCTGAAGTAGATACTGTTGCAGGAAGTAAAGTTGAACTACATTATGCTCCTAATGGAACTACTGTTGGAACTATTCTTATTGATGCGGTATATGTAAACGGAGATAGTGACCATTCTGATTTAAATTATATAACTGAAATTGGAAATGGCACTAAAGCTATTTTACTTCGTAGACAAAGATTAGGCGGTGGCGCAGTAGAAATATTCGGTAAATGGGAAGGATACTATTAAATGAAATTATCATATTCGTCAATAATATCAACAGTTACTTCTAAAAATTTAAGACTACAATATACAACAATACCAAGTGGTGGTTATTATATATATGCATGGGATGGATCACAATATTATGATAGTACAATAATTGATTCGTCAGATATAACAAATTTTGAAACAAATTATAAATCTTCTTGCAATAAAAAAATTAATCCTATAGAGACGGGCACTGGTTGGTTAAAAGTTAGACCCAGAAAAGCGTCTGGGGACATTCAATTAAAATATATTTATTTTACTTCTGCAACATCTAATAATTTTGATGATGCTGGAGATTCTGATTATACAATTTCTATAAATGAGGCTCATACTAAAACAATTATAGATTTTATGCCTGATTATGATTATGAACTTGCTGGAGGAAGATTAAGAGCTCTTTCTTCTTCTATAGCTAATAACACAATATCATTAAATTTCATAATGGCTCCGGATATACCAGAAGCATATAGTGGTAACTATTACATTATCACAAATAAACATATAGATGACGATGAAAAATTTTTTGTAATGAATGAAGAACCTAAATGTATGTTATATGACCCTTTAGTTCCGCAAGCATCAAAAGTGAGGTTAGAAATCAATCATTCTGTCGATGAGCAGATTTCGTTTGAGTATAATTTAAAAATATATAGGATTTAGTTAATAGAATGAGTACTGTAATACTAACTCGTTCTGTAAATGCTGGAAGAACGATCCATGTTAATGATGAAGAATCATTAAGAATTGTTAGAGAATTTGATTGTGATAGTAGTACGTTAGTAGGTCAACCTGTTATTTTATCTTCAACTGAAATAAATAAAGTAATTGTACCAAATAATAATTTTGATGTTATGCCTATTTTTGGCATAGTTGAATCAAAAATAACAGCAACAACCTGTAAAGTTATCACTCATGGATATAGTGACGTTACGTTTACTGGACTAGTTAAAAATAAAAATATTTTTTTATCTTCGGATGGGGCATTAACTACAGATGTTCCATTAAGTGGTTATATGCAGATATTAGGTATTGCATATGAAGATAATAAAATGTATGTTAATATTGGTTTACAGATTACGTTAATGGGATAAGGTATTTATATGGGCAGAAAAAAAGTAATAAAAGTTGAAGCAGAAATGGTCAAAATTGATTCTCTCAAACTCTTAAAAGAAGAGTTATTAGAGTTGAAATTGGATAAAGCGGAAACAAGAGAAAAAGAATTAGAAATGGAATTGAAAAAGAAAGACTATTCAATTAAAGCACTTGAATTAAAAATTATGGATTTGCAAAATAAATTGCAAAGAATAGAAGAAGAAAAAAAGATTCAAGAAATGAAAGCGGTATTAGTCTCAATTGATAATGAAGTTGCTAATTTAAAAAAACATGTAGAAGATAAATATAAAGAACATATTCCATTAATGAAAAAAATAGCTGAAAATCATAATATAGGAGAAGATGTTAGGTGGGGTTTTGATCCCCGTAGTGGTGAAATTAAAATAATAGATAAATAAGAGGTATTATATGGCTACAAGTCAAAAATATATAATTGTAAATACAACTACTGGCCGGTATGAAGTTGAAAATACTTATGCGGCTGCTGATTTATTTGCAAAAGATGAATACATAAGTGGTACATCGGGAGCAGGAGATGCCGATAAACCGATTAAAACCAACGTGTCTGGATTATTGGATTCTACTTTTCTTCCTTCAGTAGTAGTAAGAACAGACCAAGATTCAACATTAGCTTCAGGTGTAACTATTGCCGTTGATGCAGCAACAACATTTACTGCTAATGATTTGATTTCTAAAGCATATGCTGATTCTATAGCAGCAGGATTTGGTCCTAAAAGATCTGTAACATTAGCCACCGATGCTAATATTGATACATTCGTATACGATAATGGTACTTCTGGTGTTGGTGCTACATTAACAGCTCCAACAAACAATAGTTCCTATAATACAATGCAGACAGTATTATTAGTTGTTGGAGATCGTGTTTTGGTTAAAGATCAAACAGATACATTTGAAAATGGTATCTATGCAGTTAGCGCACTTGGTAATGATTCGGATACATCATTTACGTTAACACGTTCTGATGATTTTGATAATAATCCCGATGGAGAAATTAGACCAGGCGATTATACATTTGCAGTATCTGGAACAAATGCAAATAGAGGGTATTATCAAGTTGATTTTACAACTGGAGATGCAGTTGGTACTGATCCTATTACTTTCTCAGAATTTATGGCACCGGCAGTATATACCGCTGGAGATGGTATCGATATAGCTGCTAATTCTATATCTGTAGATGTTACTGATATAATTGATACAAATTATGGTTTGACTGAAAATGCTAATGATATTAGAATTAATCTTGAATCCGACGGTGGTTTACAATTCGATGCGTCTAATAAAGGAATAGAAATTAAATCAGATTCTATAACTGCTAATACAATTGCTATTACAACTACTGCAAATGGAGCTGGAGTAAAATATGATAACACTAAAGGTTTAGGGGAAACATCTGAAACATTAGAAGTTAAATTAAATCCTGCTGGAGCATTAGAATTTGATGTTACTTCTGGAACTATTGGAGTAAATGTTGATAATAGTTCAATTGAAATTAATGGTTCAAATGAAATTCAAGTAAAAGCAGACGGTATTAAAGATACTATGATAGATTGGGGAATAGGAGCAAGTCAAGTATCTGCTGCTGATATGCCAATAGCTGATACTGGTGACGTATTTACAGCAACTGATGTTGAAGCTGCTTTGCTTGAACTCTATAATGGTATTGGTTCTACAACTTATACAACCGACGGTACTGGAGTAACTGCAGGAGATGTTGTATATATTTCAGCAAATAATATTGTATCAAAATGGTCAGATATCACATCAAATCAGTACATAGTTGGTATTGCTGCTGAAACAAAAGGTGCTGGTGTAGCAGTTAGAGTATTGTGGTCTGGAGAAATTATTACTGGAATTCTTACTGGAGCAACTGCTGGAAACGAATACTACTGGAGTGGTTCAGCTTGGGTAACAACATTTCCTTCAACAGCCGGGGGATATGTTTATCAAGTTGGTGTTGCTAAAAATGCTACTGATGCGGTAGTTCAAATCGAGTTTATAGTTCAAAACTAATAAATAAATACTAATTAGTGGAGGAGATTAATCTCCTCCACTAATTTTTGTATATGGTATTATATGGATAGAGTTAGAGTATTTAAGTTAGAAAATCCTACCAATGGAACTGAAAATAATCGTAGACAACAATTATTAGATTTTAATGAAGATTATATTGCTGTAAAAGGTATATCTTTTGAAAATCTTGAATCAAGTTCTATCGATATAGTTAGTGGAACCTCTGGAACAGATATTCAATTTAAAGATACCGTAAATGGTACAATTAAATTATCAGAATTAGTAGATCGGGGATTTTCAACTTATACAACTACATCTTCTGCTGAAACTGCTACTGGATCAGATAATGATTTATGTTATGTTGTGGAAACTGAAACATTCTATCGATATGAAGCAACTGGGTCTTCTTATACCGATGATAATAAATGGGTTCTCTCTACTGGAAATGGCGGAACTACTCGATGGATTGGAATAGCAGGTAAATATATTTACACTACTTCAAATGCTTTTTATGGTTTTAAATCTGCTATTTCTAATAGTTCTGGATTATATAATACCTCATTTGGAATGAATAGTTTATATACTAATTCAACAGGAAGTTCAAATGTGGCGATTGGTCATAATGCATTATATGCAAACAATGATGATCAAAATACTGCAATTGGTAAAAGTGCAGGATCTCAAGCAACGAGCGGATATAATACATTTATAGGAGCTGGAAGTGCATATAATGTAACTTCTGGGGGGAATAATGTTGCTATAGGGTATTCCGCACTTTATGGAGCAATATCCCCTACATTTGCTACAGGAACAAATAATGTAGCTATTGGATATGAATCTGCAAAATCAGTATCTACTGCTTCTCGATTAGTATTTGCGGGATATCGTTCTGGATATACAAATACAACTGGAGCAGATAATATTTTTATTGGTTCAAGTTCTGGATATTCAAATAGTACTGGTGGTAATATTATTGCTATTGGAACAAGTGCTCTATATTCTAATACCACTGGAAGTAATATAGCAATTGGTTATCAGGCTGGTTATTCAAATACTTCAGCAACATCAATAACATATATAGGACATCAAGCCGGTCAATATGCTACTGGTAATAGTAATATAGCGTTAGGTTTTCAAGCATATAAAGGAGTTAACGGACAAACAACTGGAACAAATAATACAACTATAGGCGCTAATGCTTTTTATGGTTTAACTTCTGGATCATACGGAATTGCTATAGGTTCTTCAGCTGGTTATACACTAACAACCGGAACAGACAATATCGCTATAGGTTATAGAGCAGGATATTTAAATAGCACTGGAAATTATCAAATAGCTATTGGTACGGATGCACTTTATAATACTACGTCATCAAACAACACAGCGGTGGGGTATAAAGCTGGAGAGTCAAACACCTCTGGTGGTTCGCATGTATTGATTGGTTACGAAGCTGGAAGATATTCTACTGGATCTTTATCCAATACTTATGTTGGAGATAGAGCTGGTAAGGGTGCAGCTGGAACGAACTCTGGATATTATAATACTGGTTTTGGCGGCGGAGCATTACAATTAATAACTTCTGGCCATGATAATATGGCTATTGGGCAACAATCTTTGCAACAGTGTAGTTCGGGAAGTTATAATACCGCAGTTGGAACTAATTCTGGTATTTTTACTGGAACAGGAAGCTATAATACTTATATAGGGAACGCAACTGGACAGAATGTAACAAATTGTAGTAATAATATTTTCATTGGTGCAAGTTCCGGAGCTAGTTTTTATGGAACTTCTCAAACATTAGCATATAATATTGCAATTGGTCTTGGATCTTCGTCTTCATTAGTATCTAGTTCATATAATATTACACTTGGTGCTAATACAGGATTAATCAATAATTATAATAATTATAATATACTTATTGGTCATGATGCTGGTAATAGTGTTCAGTCAGATAATAACGTTGCTATTGGTTATCGCACATTAGGTTATAAAGGTACTTCAGCGGCTCAAGAGAGAAGTAGAGTTATAACTGTAGCTGATGTATCTGGTTCATTGGACGGAAAATATTTTATTCTTTATTCTACAACTACCACATATTGGGTATGGTATGATGTTAATAATGGTTCAACTCCACCGAGTCCGTCTAGCGGAGAAACTTTAGTTGAAGTTGATATTAGTACTAATGCAACTGCAGCGACAGTAGCAACAAATACTAAAACGGCAATTAATGCAATTAGTGGAACACCCTTTTTAGCTTTTATAGAAGCGAGCGGGACAAATTATCTGGGTATTGTTTGCAAATTAGCAGGAAATAATACTAACACTACTGATGGGGCCGCACCAACTGGATTTACAATATCAACAGTAATTGCTGGAGCAGGTACTTCAACAACTGGAGCAGATAATACTGCCATTGGTTATAAATCACTCTATAATTTAAGTTCTGGATATGGAAATGTAACTGGAGGATATCAAGCTGGCGATACAATCACGACTGGCTATAATAATATTATTTTTGGTTATGACGCTGATGTAAATGCAACTGTTTATAATACAATTGTTCTAGGTGCAAATGCATCAAGTACAGTAAATAATCAAATACTTATAGGAAATTCATCCCATACGACAGCTATTATAAAAGGAATTTATGGTAATGAAAACGGAGTAAATCCTTATGTAAGGGTGGGATCAGATGGGACATTATATGAAGATAATAATCCACCAACTGGAGGAAGTGGAGTAACCACATACACAACGGTTACAGCAGCAGAAGCAGCATCAGGCTCAGACAATGATATATGTTATGTAGTTGAAACTGAAACTTTCTATCGTTATGAATCTAGTGGATCATCATATACGGATGATAACAAGTGGATTTTAAGCACTGGGGATGGAGGAGATACACGATGGATTGGGGTTAGTGGTAAATACACATACACAACAGATAATTTATTTTATGGTTTAGGTTCATTAAAAAGTATAGTTTATGGAGATAGAAATATTGCAATAGGAAATAACGCCCTATCTGTAAATGATGGTGATTATAATGTTGGTATTGGTCGAAAATCTTTATATAGCAACACATCCGGTTATGAAAATATAGCAATTGGAGATTATGCATTATACTCTAACGTATCGGGTTATGATAATACTGCTATAGGAGTTAATGCCGGAAATTATCTTACAGGAGACAATAATACATTGCTTGGTGCATATGTATATAATAATTGTACATCTGGAAATAACAATACTGCTATCGGCTATCAGGCAATGTTTGGGGGAGGTGGGAGTACAGTTAATAATAGTATAGCTATTGGTTTCAATTCATTATATAATATCCAATCTGGAACAAATATTGCTATTGGAAATTTCGCAGGATATACCCTTCAAGCGGGACAATATAATGTCATGTTTGGAAATTACGCTAATTATTCTAATCCCAATGGCGGATATAATGTTGCTATTGGATACAATGCTTTATATCTCAATATTACCAACAATAACGTAGCAGTAGGTTATCAAGCTGGTAATTCAATTACCTCTGGCTCTTCTAACGTTATTATCGGTTATGATGCTGACCTTGCATCTAACACTAATTCAAACTCTATTGTAATAGGATCTGGAGCTACTTCAACTGCGAATAATCAAACATTTATAGGAAACGCATCAACCACCTCAACAATCATTAAGGGTATTTATGGCAATCAAAATGGTTCTAATCCTTATGTGAGGGTTGGCTCTGACGGTACTTTATACGAAGACAATAATGCTCCTTCTGGTGGGGTTAATATTTTAGAAGAAATTTTTACAGCTACTGCATCACAAACAGATTTTGTATTAACTAATTCTCCAACAGATGAAAATGGTGTCTGGGTATTTATCGATGCGGCATATTCAGCAACAGATCAATATAGCATATCTACTAATACTTTATCATTGAGCTCTGGTTTAGTTGGTGGAGAAAAAGTAGTTATTAAATATATATACTAAAAGGATAGAAGCATATGGATAAAATAACTCCAAAATCAGTAAATTTTTTAAGTTCGGATGGAATATTCCATTTGTTTGCTCAAACAGTATCAAATGATTATACAGTAGCTTCAACAGTAAATGCTTTATCTGTTGGGCCAGTTTCAGTAGACGATGGAGTTACTGTAACTGTTGAAGATGGTGGAATCTGGACAATTGTATAAAATTAGGAGAATACTAATATATATGAGCACATTAAAAGTAGATAATATTGAACCAAGAACAGGAACATCCATTACACTAGCCGGTGGTCTTGTATTGCCTTCATGGGTTACAAGTACTTCATATACAACTGGAATGATGGTGTTAAAAGGAAATACAGTCTATATTTGTATTTCGGATCACACTTCTGGAACTTTTGCAACAGATTGGCTTACAAATAGTTATTGGGTTACAAATGGATCTGCTCCGGGAACTGTAACTATGCTTGGAAAATCAACGACAATAACAGGACATTTACTCTGTGATGGTTCAGCAGTTTCTAGAACAACATATGCAGACTTATTTGCAGTAATTGGAACTACATATGGTGCTGGAGATACTACAACAACATTTAATCTTCCAGATTTTAGGGGGGTGTATCCAAAAGGTGCTGGAACTACAAATAGAGCAGCTGGAAAGGATGCAAGCGGAAATTTTTACGCCGCAACACTTGGTACATATACAACCGATAAAATGCAAGGTCACTATCACACCATTAAAGATATGGAAGGGGGCGGTGGTTCGCTGAGAAATTACACGGTTTCCGGCTCCCCACAAACAAATACGGGAGCGGGAATTGCGGTTGATTTAGGTGTATTGGAACCAATAACAGACGGAACAAATGATACACCCAGAACCGGACACACAACAGAGCCCCAGAACTTGGGGATTACTTTTATAATTAAATATTAAGGATATATTTTATGTCAACAGTTGAAGTAAATACAATTAAACCATCAACAGGAAATACTACAACATTTTCTAATACAACAGAATCATCCTCTTCTACAACAGGAGCAGTAGTTATTTCTGGTGGTGTTGGAATTGCTAAAAATGTGAATATAGCAGGAACATTATCTGCAACAACTTCTATATTACCAGATAAAGCGTCTATATCTTCTGGATCAGGGGCTCCATCATCAACTCCGGAAAAAATTGGAGATTTATATGTTGATACAATAAATAAACTATTGTATACTGCTGATGGAAATTCTTCAAGTGCAAATTGGGTTATACAGTCTCCAGCTTCAAAAATTGGTATGATGACAACAAGTAATTGGGCCGATGTTAGTTGGGGAAAAGATAACGTAGGAGCAACAAGATTCATGGCATATCAAACAGGATATGTTTCAACAATTGCAATGTGGATAAACTCCAATACTAGTGGAACTAAAGTAAAATGTGCATTATATGCAAATTATTCTGATAGTTCTCGACCAAATGGAGCACCTCTTACAATAAGTGATGAAGTTACATTGGATGGTGTTGCAATGAAAATATGGTTATTTGATTTTTCAACTCCTTATAAAATAACAAAAGGAACTAATTATTGGTTAGCTTTCAATTTTGGCACATACAATTCAAACCCCATGCGTATTGGGACATCAGCTATTCCAATGTGTCAATATTGGTCACAATCTTATAATTCTGGAAATAGTTTTTTAACAATATCAGGAGCGGGTACAAATGAAAAAGGGATAGCAATGTTTGGTTATTAATCCTATTTATTAAAAGAGAGTATACAATAATGGCTGGAATTTTAAAAGTTGACGAATTACAAAAATCTTCTGCATCAAATATAACAATATCTGATTCTATAACTATATCTGATGATACTGAATCTACATCATCGAGTACAGGATCTTTAATAGTTTCTGGTGGTGTTGGAATTGCTAAAAATGTGAATATAGCAGGGACATCTACATTAGCTACATTAAATGTTACCGGGGTGACTTCTGCTGTTAAAATAAGTACTGCAACCAAAACAGCAGATTATACAGTATTAGATGATGATGGATACGAACAAATATTTGTCAATCCTACAGGTAAGACAATAACTATAACTCTCCCTACTGCATCAGCAAATACAGGTAGACGATTGATTGTAAAAGTTACTCATGCTGGTGGTGCTGTAACTGTAAATGGTGAAGGGAGTGAAACAATTGATGGTGCAACAACTTTTGTCATGCAATCACAATATGACTTTTTAGATATTACTTGTAATGGTACTACATGGTTTATAAATAGTTGCTATGCTAAATTAGATACTGGTTGGATAAACACGGCCGATGAAACTAATCGGGAGATGGGAAGCCAACAAGTTACATATAACGGGGCGTCTGGGTCCTTTACACTGGGGGAAACAATCACTGAAGCAACTAGCAATAATACCGGAATTATTATAGCTGATAGTGGGACTGTGCTAACACTCAAAAATGTAACTGGAACAGGAGTTTTTACTAACGGGCGACAAATAACGGGATCAACGTCGTCTGTTACTGCAAATGTAAACGGAAATACAATAAACCAAGATACTAATGTTACTCATAATTTTTCTTTGTCTCTGGCGTCCCCATTAGAGGTTTCGTACTATTACTCAACCGATAAAGCGGAAAATACAACGATATATATGCCCCTTACAATCGAATCAGATGGGGCCGTATATAATTTTTCACTCTTTGGCGTGAGCACATCTGCAGTAAAAGTTCAATCCGGCGCACAGGGGATGGTATGGGTTGCCGAGAATGGCACGTCAACCCCCATAACTGCAACTAGTATATATTATAAATTACTTGTGGAGTATAAAAAATAATGAAAACAATAACATCAAGAAAACCAGAAAGTATAGTTATAGAATCAGGGGAAGAAATATTATATGATATGTCTCAATGGCCAGAAAGTTCACCCGGTCAACCTTATAGAAAATCTGAAGTGTTGTGGGATGAAGTAAATGAAGTTATAGTTTTAAAAACACAAGCACAATTGGATAGTGAAAATGCTTTAAAACAACTTGTTGAAACTGATAAAGAAATGAATAGAAAATTAGAAGATCACGTTGATTTACTAATTTCAAAAGGGTTAGTTGAAATTGAAGATTATCCAGTTCAATTTCAAGAAGTTTATAATTTGAGAAAGGAATTGAGAACAAAATTAATTTAAAATATATTAGAGGTAACTAATTATGTCAGACACTTTTGAATTTAAAAACCCAGAAGAGCAATTGCCAGAAGTAAAAAAAGAAATAGTTCAGACAGTAACTACTCAAATTCAAACTATTTTTAGAATTGAGGATTTACAAGAAGAAATGAATAGAATTGATTCGGAAATTGCTATGCTTCAAGGTCGTAAAGCAACATTACAAGCGAAAATTGATGCAGCAGCAATAGCATTAAATATTACATTATAAAATAAGACTACTAATAAATAAACTATAATATAAAAGGAGAAATATTATGAAAAATATTGATTTATTAGATTTGTCTTATGTTTTAGAAAATGTAGATACTAAAGAATCATCAGTAAAATTTAAATATTTTATTTCAAAAAATAAACAAAATATTGATGGTCAAGTTAAGATTTTAAAAGACTTGATAAAACCCTCTGATGAATACATGAAAGTAGAAAATGAAAGAATAGCTATATGTGAAAAATATAGTGTTAAAAACGAAAATAATGAGCCTATTAAAGAAAAAAGTGGTTACATTATTTCAAATGATAAAATAGAAGAATTTAATAAAGAAATTAAAAATTTATTTGATGAAAATGATTCAATTTTGAAAAAAGAAATAGAAAAGTCTAAAGAAATAGAGGCTATATTACAAGAAGAAATTACTAATATAGTATTAGATAAAATAAATATTAATGATTTGCCAAATAATGTGCAACAAATAGAGATGGATATTCTGGTTAAACTTGACCTAATTTATTAAAAAATTATACTAATAAATATAGGTTAATAAAATGCCAGCAATAATATTAAAACTTATTTCTTTTATACCAATGATATGGGAAATTATTAAAAAAATAATTCCCTTTATTCACAAAAAAGAAGAAACATTGATAGCTTTTTGTGATGATTATGGTTCTTTTTATGATTTTAAAGAGCATGTTGTAATTCCTGATTACGATGTATTGCATAAAAGTTTGATGAAGGTTATTAAAAGAGCTAGAAAAAAAGGAGAAGTTTTAATTCTTAATTTTTCTGATATGAAACAATTTAATAACGATACTTCTGAAGCTATTAGAGAATGTTTGAGAGATGCCGTTATTCATAATAATATAAGACTTAGAGCTATTTTTCCTAAAAAAGGAATGAATGATTTATATAAAGAATTATCAAAATTGATAAACCAAAAAGATTGTAAATCTATAAGCATAAAAAGGGTTGGTTAAAATGATAATAGTTTCTTATTTTGCCGATGAAGATTCTAACCCTATAACTGGATTAACACCAACTATAAAAATATATGATGTTATAACGTATGAACAATCTGTTTCATCTGGTTCAATGGAAGAGATTGATAATGCTGATGATGCTGGTTGGTATAAATATGATTTTACAACAGTTGATTTATCTCATACATATACAGTTAATATTGATGGTGGTAATACTCTCGATAGTTTTATACGTTATCAAAACGCAATAGTAGTTCCAGAAATACCACAAAGACCAGTAGTAGATTTTGGAAATTAATTATGATTTATAAACAGATTTTAAAAGATAAAGAATTATTATATACAGAATATATTATTATTAAAAATTTAATTAGAATAAAAGAAAGTGAATTTAAAAATAATAATCAATATTTAGATTTTTTAATTTTTAAAAATATACCAAGATATTTAACAAATAGACTTGGCGAGGTATTGTAATGGCAAGTAAGAATCAGACTAGAGTAGCACAGGGAAGTACTCTCACAACCGATATATTTTTATATGCATATTCCGGAGGAGCTTTAACAGATGCAGATTCTACTCCAACATATGTGATAAAAAATCCTGATGGTGATACTGTATATACTGATTTTGCAAATAGAATTTCTATTGGATATTATACTGCTTCATATGATGTACCAGCAGATGCAACGATATCTGAAGATTGGTCAATAGAATGGACTATTTATCTTCGTAGTGTTTTAGTTCCGGGAGCTACTGAAAATTTTATAGTTGTAGAATCTGGATTACCTGATTTTGGAGATTCCATTGTAATTGAAGATAAATGGATGAGGCAAATAAAACGAATCATTGGTTTTCCTAAAGTTACAAAATTGATATTAACTGATGATGAGATAAAAGAATTATGTGTTGAGCCTGCTCTTAGAGAATACTTTAAAAAATTTCCAAAACGTTTAGTATACGAACAATGGGTTAATAGAGATTCTAAATACGAAATTGCTTTTCCTGCAGAATCTGTTTTTGGAGTTATAGATGCAAGAATAACTGATAGGAGAACTGCTACTGTTGGCAGTCAATCATCATTTTGGGAACTTATTAAATTTCAACAATTTGGTGGTTCTAATATCACTCTTTATGGAGTTAAAGGTTTTAATCCAAACGCATTACGACAATCTAATTTAACACAATTTCAAGGATTAAACGCTTATAGAAAAACATATAAAACTGAATTTATTGAGATGGAATTAGATGAACGAAAATTACATGTATATACTAATCAAGAAGGAACTCTTCAGGTTGATTGGGCATTATGGTCTAATAATTTTGAAGATGTAAGATATCAGCAAATAGAAAATGTTATAAAATTGTCTCAAAGTTATGTATTGCGACAAGTAGCTGATTTAACTGGATTAATGACAGATGCAGACGTTTCAATTAGTATGAATGCAGAAGAATTAAAAACTAAAGCCGATGATTTGCGTGAAAAAGTATTTGAAGAATGGAATGAAATTACAGATATAGTAATGATTAAAATGTAAATTTATAGAGGAAAAATGAAAAAGTATAGAAGTATATTTCAAGAAGCTGAAGAAGATAAAACACAAGATTCTATTGATGAATTAATTACTATGAAACGCCTTGATACTGAAGAAGATAAAGGAAAATTTCTTGAACTTATAAAAGGAATCGTTTTTTCAAATAATTCTAAAGGAAATGAATTTTTGAATAAAATAAATGATTTCACTTCTACTTTAAAAAAAGAAGATATTGAGTAATATCTAATAAGTATGAATGACAAAAAATGTAAATATTGTGGAACAATAGAAAATTTATGTACACGAACAATGAAGACAGGACAAGTCTTCATTTTAAATATTTGTAAAGAATGTCATTCTAGTTTAATTAGTAAAACAACTAAAAAAGCAATGTCAGAATTACCAGAAGATAAAAAAGAAAAATGTCAGAATGCTTTTAAGAATTTTTGGGAAACTTGTACAGAAGAACAAAAACAAAAAATTTTAGAGAAACGAAGTAATTCTATAAAAGAATCTGATAAAACAAATAATAGAAAAGAAAAAATATCAGAATATTGGAAAACTTGTGATAATTCTATTATTGAAGAAAAAACTAAAAAACAATTAGAAACTATCAATAATAAGACAGAAGAAGAGAGAAATCAAACTAAAGAAAAACAAAGTATATCTATGAGTTTTTATTGTCAAAGTGACGATGGAAAAGAACAAAGAAGTAAATCTTCTAAAAAAATGTGGTCTTCAAAATCTGAAGAAGAGAAAGAAGAAATTAATAAAAAACGTTCTATATCTTATAAAGAAAGCTATTCGCTCCTATCAAAAGAAGAAAAAGAGATACGTAGTCAAAATATGAAGACAGTAATGCTTAACTTACCAGAAGAAACTAAAAAAAGAAGAAGTGAAAAACTTTCTATAGCAAATGTAAAAAGGATAGAAAGAGCTATTTTTAACAGAACTCATAGAACATCAAAAGTTGAAGTTAAGTGTTTAGAATACATAAGAGAAAATATTGATGAAAATGTTCAATATCAAGTAACTTATAAACACAATCATGATGGAAGAAATAGATATTGGATAATGGATTTTTATCTTCCGAAATTTGATTTGTATGTCAATTTAGACGGTGTTTATTGGCATGGTCATTCTACTACAAATGAAAAATTAAAAGAAACTAAAATGGGCAAAGCTATTTTAAAATGTAAAGAGAAAGATATTTTACAAAATCAAGTTATTGATAATTTAGTTAGAATTTCTGATGTAGAATTTAACAAAAACCCTTTCACTTTGAACAGAATAATTGAATTTAGATTAGAAAATGATATGTCTTTTTAGGGAATATTATACTAATAAATATAAGATTAGAATATAAGAAATAATGAGGTAAATATTATGCCAGGAAGTTTTAGGTCCGATTTTTCTATAAAAGACCTTTCGGGTTATATACAAGCAACAGGAGTTGAAACTGGGTTTATGGCCATTAATGCTAGTAAAGGCCAATCTAAACCAGTTAAATGTAGAAATCAAGATGATGTTTTAACATATTTTGGTAATCCTTCAGCAACATTTCCTGAAGTTTTTGAAGCACTTGCTTTTGTACAATCAGCTCCTTGTTGGATTGGACGTGCAATTGGAACTGGTGCATATTGGGGCGGTGTTGATGTAACTGCTACTAATGTGGTTCCTTTTGGCGGTGGTAGAGGAAATCCAGAAACTTTTAATTTTACAACTGCAACACAACTTACTGAATATACTGCTGGTTCTGGAACGGGACTGGTGAAACATTTTTCTGGTACTGCTACAAATATACCTGCTGTAAACGCAACATTAAAAATAAAAGTTGGTTCAACATATGTAAATGCTTCTGAAACTGGAGATTCTATTTCTGGTTCTGATATTGATTCTGGGGCAACACATACATTTATAAAAACAACTGGTGCATATGATTTTACCTTTACTGGAACTGTTGGAACTGTTGCTGAAGTTACTGGTAATGTTGCTCAACCTTATAATCTATCTACAAATAAATATGTAAATATTACAATTGATGGAACACTGTACGAAAATATAGATTTGTCTGATGGCGCTAGTGATCCTTCAGCAGTTACAAATGTAGAAGTTGTAAATGCTATAAATGCTATTATACCCGGAACAAAAGCACATACAAGTGGAAATTATGTGAAGCTTAATGGTGCTATAGCAAGTCTGGCATCTGGAAATATTTCTGTAGAAGATCCAACATTAGGAGCTTCTGCTTTATCTACAGTATTTAGTTCTGGTGGTGGTGTTTTAAGTGCTAAAGGAACTGATCCTGTTGGTGCAGTGCCTAAATATGGTGAAACTGTAGTTTTAGAATATTCTTATACAAGTGATATTTCTTCTACAGTATCTCATTCATTCTTTTCAGCGTCTCCTGCTGATGATGAATATAAAGTGCTAATTGATAATATTTCTGGTTCACAATTTAATCTTAAATTATATCAAACTGTAGCCGGTAATGATGTATATCTTAAAGAATATAATTATTCATTACTTCGTGAAAAAGATGCATTTGGAAAAAATCTTTATATTATGGATGTATTTGATGATGATCCTTATTTAATTCCTGTAGTTAATAGTTCTTATGCTGGAACGATTCCTTCACTCCCCGGCACTCCTGCAGTTGCACTTGCTGGTGGTGATAGTGGTTCTGCTCCTTCAGCTTCTAATTATGTAACTGTTTGGGATTATGCTAAAAAAGTACAAGATTATCCTGCTAAAATATTTATGAACGTAAATGGATTAAATCTTGCATATGTTAATAATATTCTTGAAACTTATCAATATTATTCACATCAAATCGGTGTTGTTCCTCTAGGAAATGATGTAGCTGATGCAATTGCTTGGAGAAGTGCTACTACAATAGATTCTAAATATACATCACTCTATACAAACTGGAGAAAAATCTATGATGTATATAATGATAGTTATGCATGGATTTCAAACGTTGGTTCAATAGGACGTAAATATGCAGCAATGGCAGATGTATATGATGGACTCTCTCCTGCTGGTATTGATGAAGGTCCTTATGGTGGTCAAATTGCAGACTGGACAACAATAGAAATGGAATACGGATATGATGATTCTGAACTCGCAGATTTAGATGCAGCTCAAATCAATCCTATTATTCTTGATGAGATTTATGGAGTTATGATTTATGGTGATAAAACTTTACAAGTAAGTTTATCAGATACATCATTTATACATTCAAAAAGGATTATTGATACGATTATTGAAACTGCTGTTAAACAAGTTTTGAGAAAACAAGAATTTAAATTGAATGATCAAAACCATCAGTTATCTGCTAAATCTAAAATAGAAACTTTTATGGAACCTATTTTAGCTAAACAGTTGATTAGGGATTATCGTGTCCAGTGTGACGATATTAATAACTCAGATGCGGTGAAAACACAAAGATTGTTCATTGTCGACATTATCTTGAAAGTTTCCGTGAATTCTCAGAAATGTAGGGTTAGACTAACACAAACCTCTCAAAATGCAGTTCTTAGTCAAATAACGCCGGCATAAAAAAAATTGAGAAAAGAGCGATAGTTAAATCGATTATCGCTTCTTTTTAAATATAAAAAAGATAATAACAAGAGGTAAATAAATATATGTCAATTAGTAAAATATTAAATTTGGGCGACGACGCTCTTGCAAGCAAATATTTTTTGGTATTTCCAAATGGTCTTCCAACTGGAGGAGATACTGATTCTATAGCACTTAGAATGGATCAATCATTTGATTTTCCTGAAATTGGTCCCGGAACATATGAAGTTGCATGGAAAGGAATGAAAGTTCCAAAAACTAATGCAACAGATCAAACTACAAAAGAATTTACAGTACAGGTTCGTATAGACCAACAATGGAAGGTGATGGATGATTTGTATAATCTTTCAAAAGCATCTTATGATCCAAATACAGGAACATATCTTCCAGATTCTGCTGTTCGTTTTCCTTTAGCAATTAGATTTGTTGATGGTCAAGATGTTGTTAAAAAAACGTGGACTTTTCAATATGCTAAATTAAAAACTTTTACTATACAATCAATTGAACCTATTTCTGAAGATCCTCTTCGTGTAAGTTTGACCTTTATTTATGCATCTCATAAGTACGAATAGTTATTTTTCCACACTAAACCATATCGATTTAATTTCTCCTTTTTAGATCGGTATGGTTTATAATTTCTTCTTTTTTGATAAAATATTATGGCAGATATAAATTCATTATTAAGTATAGCGCAAGCAAATGGAAAAAGATTTGAAGCTGAAAGACTTTTATTTCAGCTTATGGATTTTCAAAATAAAAATTCTTTTGATGTAATATTTTATCCTACTTATTTTTCTACAGATCCGGTAAGTGCTATACTTCAAGGGGCTTCTGTTGCATTGGATCAACTTGTTCAAAGACTTCATATTCAATCTATCTCTATACCAGCTTTTAATACTCTTGAATTTGAAAACGCAGATAAAGAACAATATGCAAGAGCTTTAACTCGTGCTACTGAAATTACAATGACCTTTATTGAAACAGAACAATCTGTTATTAGAAATTATATATATGCTTGGAATAATCTTATTTATTATTATGATTTTGTTAAACAAACATATATTTTTAGAGATGATCAATATGCGGCTAAACGAAATTGTAAAATTTTTCTACTTACTGGTATAGGAAATCCATCTGTTGCATATTTAACTATCACTGGTATGAGACCAAAATCAATAGATGAACTCACTCTTTCACATGAAGAACAAGATCCTTATAAGCCTGTTATAACTTTTCATTGTGATAGAATAGACTGGGTATTTTAATCTTCTTGACATTCTACTGGCGTAAAATTATCTACATTATACACTCTTTTAATCTTTAATCCTTGCGACGTTCTAATTAAAATTAATTCATTTCCATTTCTACAAACCACTTGAATTGTTGTTGTGAATTCTTCCGGATATGGAATATCTTTTGCCACTCCTTTTATAACATTTTCATATATAGTTATATCGATAGCAAAAGTAGAATTTAACAAACACACAATAAAAATAATTGTAAATATTAGTGTTTTCATATATATAATATATCAATATTTTTAATAAAAATCAACTATTTTTTCTTAAAAAAAGTAAAAAAGTACAAATTTTTTATATATACTAATAATTAAAATAATATATTAAAATTGAGGTTTATTTATATGCCAGATATTCTATCACCACAAGAAGTTGCTGAAAGAAAAGCTAGATCGGCTCAACCTATAAAACCAACTATTGATTTAGGTACAAACATTATAGCTGAAAATAATGCATCAAAAGTCAAATTAGATTATGAGACGATGGGTAGATTTAGTATTCCAGAATCTCTTTATTTTGAAGATTGGGATACTGAAGATGTTAATAATCTTACTCTTTGCAATGAAGACAATATCTTTGAAACTTTAGTTACTATTTTAAATAAAAATGCTAAAAATCAAAATTTTAAAGTTGAAGATATGCTTCTTGAAGAATTCCTTGAAACGATGATAGGTATTAAATCTTCATTTGATTCCCCAGTTCATGTACATAAATGGATATGTGAATGTCAGAGAGATATTGAAGACAAAGATAGAGCTATTCATGATCATACTATTGATTTGAGAACTATCAATTATATTTCTATTCTTGAAGCAGATGAAAAGATGAAAGAATATTATAAAAAAATATTTGAGTCTATGACAAGAGAACAATTTGCTGAATTTGCTATTATGAAATATGGCGATAGTATGAAAGATACTGTTGCTGATTATACTATTGAAAAAGAATTGGAAACTATTCGTATACAAGAACCTATTAAGCAAAATATTAATGGTAAGTTATATGAGTTTAGATTTATGAGAGTTGGGGATTTATTGCTTGCTCAAAAAGAAGCTGATAAAAAATATATTTATGAAATGAAGATATTAAATAGCAAAAAATATCGTAAAGAACTTGGTGAACTTGCAGTATTTAAAGCTAATCAAGAAGAACAAATGAATAAGCTTAAAGAACAAAAAGCAAAAGAAATAGTATTCTATTCACAGGCATCTACCATAGTTGCTGTTGATGGAAAGCCGGTATCTAATATGCAAGAAAAAGCAAAACTATATAAAGAAATAAAAAGAAAAGCTCGTTTTGATTTTCTTAATTTCCTTGAAGAAATAAAATTTGGTATATCGAATGAGATGACTTTAGTTTGTCCGCTATGTGGTCAGGAGGAGAAAAGGCCCTTTCGACGTGAAGTCAACCCTCTCGAATTCATACCTGTTTCAACTGATTCCACCAATAAATTACGAAACACTCCAACAGGGTATATTTTTATGTAATATGAAACTTAAACTCTGTGATAGTGAAATTATGAAGATTAAGTATCATAGAATGAGAGATAAATTTAAGTACCTTGCTGAATATAATAAAGCTTTTGAAGATGCTTTAAAAGAAGGTGCTAGTAAGATGAAGAAGAAATAAAGTTACATATAACCACTTTGATTGAAAAATCATTGTGGTTTTTCTATTATTTTTCAAAATTTTTATACTAATAAATATAAAGTTTACCCATATGAAAAGATATAAATCCTTATTTGAACAAAATAGCGATGATTATGATCTCAAAACAAAATATAAGGAGTTCAATGATTTATATTTTAACGGAGAACTTTCACCAACCACTAAATTAGAATGGGCAGATAGAATGGGTGATGCAACTATGGCTATGACACATCCAACACTTCCATTCACAATTAAAATGGGTAATAAAAAAGACTTAGATGAAATAGTTCTTGACTCGACATTGATACACGAAATGATTCATGTTCTTCAATTTCAAATGGGAAGACAAGGTTTTCACGATGATTGGTTCAATGCTGAAAAAGAACGTATAGAAAAATTAAATCCAAAATTAGATATATGAAAAGATATAAACCGTTATTCAAAGAAGAAGTTATAGGCGATCTAAAAAGTTTAGAATTTACCAAAACTTATCATGGTACAACTTCTCAAAAACTACCGGGTGGATTAAAGTTATCCAAAAGTGAGAATAAAAATATATTTGGCGGCAATGCTTCAATAAGTGTAACTGATAATAAATTTTTAGCGCAATCTTTTACAAAAGGGGAGTTGGGCCTCGATCCAGAGGGTAAGATTTTTATTATTACAAAACCTATAAAAGTACTAGATTTACGAGATAAAAAGACGCATAGTTTTTGGAAAAATTCAAAATACAATCCTCAAATAATTCTAAATGCTGGGTACGATGGTGTAGCTTTTGAAAATCTTGAAGAGATAAGAATTGAATCTTTTTATAAAGAAATTCCAATAAATAAAATAAAAAATGCTTTAGAGATTCAATTATTTAAGAATGTAGAAGAAAGATATATAAAAGAACTAAAATGAAAAGATATAAACCGTTATTCAGAGAAAATAATATCTCAGATTTCTATGAGTATGAAGAAGTTCGGAGAACTATTGACGAACTTCAATTACCATATAATATAGAAGAAATAATTGATAAATTTAATAAAACAAAAACTCAAAAATTAGATAAAGCAATTTGGAAAATTTTGAATAATACTGATTATGATGTCAATACAGAACAGGATGTTAGAGCGCGATTAGAGCAGTATGAGCGTGACCTAAACAACTATAATAAAGTATTGAATGAATTTAAGAAGGGTATATTTTATCCTTCCTTAATAGTACATACAGAAAAAGATGGTTATTATTTAGTAGCAGGAAATACTAGATTAATGGTATCTAAAGTTAATAATTTAATACCGTTTGTAAAAA